GCACTTTCACGGGTGCCGGATCAGCGGCTTCCCCCTACGGGTATACCCGCCCATTTAGTATCAGTTGAAAATCTGTATGGCCCCGGCAGGACTCGAACCTGCAACGCTCAGATAGACAGATTATTTATCCTGGAGGACCTATGGCCACTCGTGCCCTTACTAGCCAGTGTTTTCAAATCCGTCCGTCGGAGGCGTCTGCCGATTCCGCCACGGGGCCATACAGAGGGTGAGCGGTTGAAAATGTGCGGCGGGCCGGGCGCTACTCCGGCGATGCGTTTTTATTGCATATGGCTCGCCGATTTCCACGGCCACCCGACAAGGGCTTTGGTCTATGGCCAACCAGTGCAGGCCACTCCTGCTCGCGGTGCGTGTCTGCTTTCCACGCCGCCGACGCACATAAGGGTGATGGTCAAATAGTGAGGCCGGGCGTCCGTGCCCGACCCCTGAAACAGCCTTCGTGCATAACCCCCACAGTTGCGCACGAAAGTGAATTTAGGTTTTGCTTTTCTGAGCCTCGGTTTGTACACTCGGTTTCCTAAACCGAAGGTTGCAGGTTCGAGTCCTGCCGGGCGTATTAGAGGCCAATTTTATTGACCTCTTGCCGCGCCGACCGGAAACACTCTTCGAGGTCGACGCCAATGTAATGGCGTCGTGTTGTTTCGGCGGATGCGTGTCTGAGGATGGTCCGAACCTCAACTTCGGGCCGTCCTCTTTTTGCTAACCACGTCCCGAGGGACTTACGCAACTGGTGGTAATCGCCGTGCTCGATAAGCGTCGCGTTCGGATCGTCCAACCACCGCTGACGATTCGTCGCCCGTAGAATCCGGTTGAACTCCCGGCTCCAGTTGTACACCGGGCAGTCCCGGATCTTTTCCGGCAACGGCCATGGTCGGCTCATCAGATCGTCGAGCCGACACTTCATCAGGAACGGATATGGCCAGGGCCGCACTTGCTTGAGGCGGAACATCGTCTGCCATAGGCCGTCCGACATCGGGACCTCACCTTCGTGCTTGCCCTTGCTCTGCCATTCCCAATACTCACCGGGCTTATCGTCGCGGTGGCGGACCAGGACACGACCGCCGTCGAGATCGACGTCTCGCCACCGGAGGTTCAGGACCTCGCCTTTGCGAAGGCCGCACACCGCCGCCAACTGAATGGCCGCATACCACGCCAGCGTCTTCGTCGGGTCGCGCCACGTCAACGTGCCCGCCGTCGCCAGGATCTCCTTGGCCTCAGACTCGGTGTAATACCGAATCGCCTTGTCATCGACCTTGGCGGCATCAGCGTCGCAAAACGGATTGGCCCTCAGCCCGTACTCATTGCTGCCGTCGGCTTCTCGCTGGCGTATCGCCCAGCCAAATACCTGGGCGGCGGCACCGACGGTCGTCTTGATCGTCCAGGGCCTCAGACCGGGCCGTCTGGTCCGCGGATTGATTGCCCGTGTCGCCAGCCACGTCATCCACTTGTTGATACGCCCTGGCCCTAATTGGGCCACTGGTACGTCACCCGCAAATGCGACGAGATGGCGAAAAGCACTGCGAGCCTTGGCCTTCGTGCAGCCCTTGACGCTTTGAAACATCTCATACTCTTGATACAGTTGTGATAGAGTCACGTCACTCATGTCAGTCCTCCTTTCTTTCGACGCAACTGTGGGGTCTGACCCCACAGCGTAGCCGAAATCAGGGTTCACATCAAGTTCGGTGCTCTATCCTACTTCGCTATGGACTTGTCAAAGTGCGGGCCACCGGCCCTATGATGAGGCTGAACTGGATACCAGTGTGCCGTTCACGTAAATCCCTTCCCACCAGTCTCCGTTTGCGGCAACGACAACGCTCTTCCCGTGCAGCACGCCCCTCTTGTGGCGTCTCTGCCACCACGAGCCATCCTTGCGAACGCCCTCCCACAGCCCCGGCTTTATCTCCGCGAAGCGGTCGTACTCCTTCAGCACATCCATCAACTCAGGCCAGGTATACATGACGCTCCCTTTCAATGGTGGGCCGCCGGCTGGTGCGACCTTGGCAGATGCAGAGCAGCCGGGGCCCAGGGCTCTGGGTGATTCGCTCGTTTTGCTCGAATGTCACGTCGCTATCCATGGGGTGCGTTATAACACATGCGCCGCATCTGTCAACTACGAAATGTCACCTCATAGACACTTTTATTGCACTAATCGCTATAACCAGCGTCACCGAATCACCTTAGCGGTGCGGGAAAAATGAGAAAAAAGTCACGGGGACGGCACTTTGTCCTTGCAGTCACGCCACGAAACTGCTATGTTTGCACGCATGGCAGATGCAGAGAGAAATTCCGATAAGTCGCCGGAGCGACAGACGATCCCGCTAGATCCCGGGGAAAAGAAACTGATGGTCGCGCACGTCCGCCGTCAAGAGGGGGGCTCCAACAAGCGGTTCTTATGCGCCGCCCAGCGACTCCTGAACCGCTTGCCGGACGGGACGGTGGACATCGTGTGCGGATTCCGGCCCGGGCAACCGCTCTGGGACGCCGAACTGGCCAAGATCCTCAAGGCCCTCGGAGGCGGCGGTTCTGGCCGCAAACGGGGCCGCAAGCGGGGTTAGCCGAATCGACGCAGGTGCAGATGGGCGTCGGGCATGGGGTGCCGGGCAAGCTGTGCGTCCACCCAGTCCTCCAAAAGCCCGCAAAATTTGGCCTCGAAGCCTGGATTGCGGAAATGGGCGTGGATCTTCCGCTCCAGGGCGAACATGCGCCACGACAAGTCGGCGGCCCCCTCGTGGTGTGCGATGAACCGTGCGGCTTCTTCGTAGAACCTCTGGCGACTGGCTTCGTTCGACATATGCGTCCTCAAAGCTGCTCAACACTGCCGCTACTCGCCTCCGCATCACCGGAGTATACCGAATGTCACCGGCCCTGTCAAATAAAGCTAGGAATTATCCTATTTTTCTGTCACTGGGTATCCCCGCCCAATTGGTGCTGAAGGAGCTTGTCCAGCTTGCCGTGGATATCCTTGATGTCCTGCCGAAATTCGGATTGCCGTGCGTCGAGGGCTCGGTGCCGCTCGTTGCAGAGTTCCTTGTTGTAGGCCGAGCCGTTGGCCCGCTTCCTCTGCCCCCAGGCAATCCCCTCTCGGCCACCCAAAACCAGGATAGCCGCGCCGACTGCCGTTCCAATTGAGTCTGCTGAACTCGCCGCTTGTGCTAGAATATCAATCATCATTTTCCCTCATCAAGTAGCTTTTATGGCGCGATGCTGCCAATCTTTTTGATATTCGCTTGCGAGGCACCAGCGATTTTCTTGATGCTCGCCCAGGCAATGCCGGCCGTCTTTGCGATATTCCCACCGGCGGCGGCTTGATACTCGAACGGCCCGAGGTCCCACCGAGGCCGCGTATAGTTGGTTACGTCAACGGTGAATACGCCGGAGGAGTCAGTCCCAGTGTCGTACAATGGGGAGTCCGTATCCTGGACGTTGTAATTGTAGACACTGTGGTCGGTGAAACACGTCGAATCCCAGGTCGCTGAGATGTCCACGCCGCTGGTACCTTCGCCCGCCCCCTGGTCGGTGGCACAGGTCGTGATCGTGTCCCACGAGTCAAAATCGTCCACGCAATCGATCGCGACGCAGCTAATCGCAGTAGTGGTTGCGCCCGAATCCTCAAAGGCATCGTCGAAATTGCATGCTAGGGTCGTGTAGACGTACACGGTCGATCCGCCGACGGCGTGAATGGCCTCGCCACCGGACAGCCGAGTGTGCCGGTTGATGATGATGCAGTTGAAAATCGTCGTCGTGGACGCGGCATCGATCTCGACAGCGTTGGCCGCTCCCATGGTGGAGAGAAATGAGTTGCTCAGCGTGTATGTGCCGGTGCCGTGAAACTCGACGCAGAAACCGGTCGTGGCCGTAATAGAATCATCATGAAACTGGAGGCCGTCGAACGTGGTAGGGTCGTTGGAGGCCACGCGGACACCATAGCTGTCGTCCTCAGAGGCCACTTCGAGGGTGTAGGCGTCGGTATCGTCCCAAATCCCATTGCAGCGGGCCACGCCAATCGCCCGTATGATGATCGCATCTGAGGCGAAATCCTCACAAATCCAAGAGGTCGTGTCCGGGTTGACCCACGGACCCTGGATAATGGCGTACTCAGTGTCACCTGCCTGGGCGACTCCATCGCGGGCGTCTTCCCACGCCCACAGTGACGAGTACGTAGCGGTGTACTGGGCGTCGCGGGCGGTCTGATTGGCATGCGCCGTTGGGCTGGTCACAGAGGACGTCGCGTCATAGCCCCAGGCGATCGTACCATCCCAATAGTCACTGTCAGAGACGATAGCGCAGTACACGTCGGCCGCCGACGCCAGAACGGCCGGCAGCAACAAGAGTACCACAGCTATCAATATAATCACTCTCATTCTGGTTACTCCAATTCCACCTGAACCAGTTGCGGCGCGAACAAGATACGATCTGCGTGCGTGGCTACGCCTAGAATCTGCACCACGTCGTCTGTCCCGGACGGCGCCGTCTGCGAAAGCGTATTCGTTGTGGTGCCAGTAACGGTCAGATAGATCAGCCCGCCTACAGTCCATGTCCAGTCGGTCTCACAAGCAATGCCGTTCAGCAGGAACACTCCCGTGGCGTCGGCCGCAATAGTGGCGCCAGCCAAAGCTACACACGATGAGGTCGCTATGGCGTCTGCGTCTCCGATCTGCATTTCACCATCAGTGTTGATGTAGCAGGCATCTCCAACGACGACGTTCTCGTGGGCCGTGAACACGCCCGTCAGGCCGGTTACTACACCATCGCCTGGGTCCATCTTCGTGGTCACAGCACCGGACTCACTGACGGTAAAGACTACGGCGTCATCGCCAGCTAGAATTCTGAACTCCTCCGAGCCATCGTTGTCGTCGTCAAGCCAGATGTATACATCGGTGTCGGCTCGCAGGTCGATGCGGCCATCCGGGGCCAGCATGGCGAAAATCTCGCCGGTCTGACTTGTAAGCTGAGAGCCTGCCTGGGTTAAGGTTAAAGACGCCAGAGAACCCGCGTCGCCGGTCTCCAGGAACTCGGTAACGTCTGAGAGTGCCGCATACAGACCGGCCTCGTTGGCTAGTTGACCTTCGTAGGTGGCAGAGAGATCGGGAATGTCTCCGGCCTCCAAGCCGAACGTCACAGTCGCACCGGACAGATCAATAGTGCCTGTGGGCGACCATGTACCGGTAGTAGCCAGCTTCGTCCACGGCAACAGCCCCTGGAGGTCAGCAAGTTCCAGCAGGGCCTCCAGTTCAGCCTCTGTGTCAACCGCCTCCAGGGCGGTAACCTGCGCCGCCGTCATTGCACCCGGAGTGGCGTTCGTGGCGGCAGCCAGAGAAAGCACCTGGGTGCTCAGCGACAGACCGTTGGCCGTACCAATCGTAACAGCGTTATGCCCGCCTGCGAGTTCAACGGCTGTCTCCAGAGCTTGGAGTGCCGCCTTGATCGATTGATTGTCTGCTATCGTCGTGCCCGTGAAGGTCCCCAGGTGAGTGACGCCCTCTGCAATTCCAGTAAGTGTGATGATGTCGTCAATCGAGAGCCCACCCTTCATGGCTGCAAAGGTGGCATAGCCAAGGAAAGTCTGGACGTCGGCACTCGGGTCTATCCCTGCGTAAGTCGACAGGACGGCAGATATGGGCTGAAATGCTGCAACGCCCCAATCGTAGATGGCGTCGGCTGTAGAGAGATGGGTCGTGTCCCCGTTGGTGACGGCAGCGGTATCTACGTCAAAGTCATGGGCCGTGAGAGTAAGGAAATCTCCGCCCGTGTAGGGCGTCACGTCCCATCCGGAGTAGTCGAGCCACTCGAAGTTGTTGGTGGAGTCGTTCCAATAGGAGATGCGATTGGCCCCTGGATCGGTTAGGGCGGTTAGCTCTGTGAGAACGGTATTGAGTGCCTGAAAGGCTGCATCCGCAGCGGAGATCGAATAGAAGTCGGTGCCCGCTTCCAGGTCCATGAGGGCACGGGCAGCCGCGTAGGTTGCCGCCCCCAAGAAACTGACAATGTTGGCCGACGGGGCAATGGCCGCGAAGGTAGTCAGGTCCGCATCGTATGCCTGGACGGTCACGCCGATATCGCTGTCCAGGACGACGCCACTGCCCTCAACGCTCACTTGCCCAGCGCTCGTCCTTTCCATGGTGGTGTCGGTGGCGGCACCAATATTGACCGCTGTGAACTGAGGCGAATCGCCCGTGCCAAGACCAAGGTTCGTGGCAGATGTGGTTGCGGACGCCACGTCAGAGAGGTTGTTCGTCGAGACGAGATCGCCGCCACCCGCAATAGTACCCCACTCGTAGCCGTTTGTGGTCGCATTGACCTTGAGATATTGGCCGGCCGTCCCGATAGCAATCTCGCCGAAGGTCGTTGTCGCACTGAGCCAAGGGATGGCGTATTGGGTCCACGACGATTTCTCCGTGCCTCCGGCGGCAACGTCAACGTCGCCGTCGGTATCGGCGTCGTAGGTAGCCTGGAGCATGTCTCCGCTTCCGGCTGGCGTAACGAACGAGAGCACGGCTGACCCATTTGTCTTTAGGACTTGCCCGTCTGTGCCGTCCGCAGCTGGCAGTGTATAGACGGTCGTGGCAATGTCCGTACCGGGAGCTTGGAACCGGATGTAGTTCGTGCCGTGGTCCGTGTCCTCCAGGAAGTCCATGTAGCCACCAGACGTCGATCCGTTACTGAGTCCGCCAGAGAACTGAACAGGGGTCTCAAAGTCCATAATGCCGTCGATCCCCTGAGTGACTACCCAGCTGTTCGTCGCCGTGCCCAGCGAGTAGTTGGCGGTGGCGGCGTCGTAGATCGTGTTGCCGGTGATCTGCATGAAGATGCCGCCGTTCGACGTCACGATCCCGTAGTTGACGGCGAAGATTTGGTTGTTGATGACGGAGATGTTCCGCATGTCGCCTGTGGCATGTTTGGTCAATTGAATGCCGTAGTCGATGCGGTCGGTAACACCATCGCCGTTGGCCGTAATTAGATTGTTGGCAATGACGTGCTCGCGGTTGCCGGTCAGCGCTGAGCCCGCTACGAAGATGCCGACGCTGTCGGCGGCAGACTCGTCGCTGCCCAGACCCGCCCCGGTAGCATCTGCGCCAGAGAGCCCTGCAATTGTGTTGCCCTGGATGTCTACGCGGCGATACTTCTGATAGGTAACGATGCCGTACTTGCCCTTGGCATTCTCAATGTGGTTGTCGTGGATTCTCACCGTCCCTAGAGACGTGTCATTGTTCACGGCGATGATGGGGTTTCTGGTGACCCCAATGATCTTGTTGCCCACTACATCTGCATTGCCGTTGTAGACGCCGATCCCATTGACGATCATATCGGCGTCTGTGACGCGAATGATATTGTGTGAGACAATTGCGTGGAGGCAGTCCATCTTGATGTCGACAACAGCCTCCGGGCAGTTGCAGTCCACGAAGGTATTGCTGGCAACGATCGCCTGGTCGACGTCCCTGATGTAGACGGCCTCAACGTCTGTCGTTGCCGCTTTTCGTTGAATGTCCCTGAAGTGGTTGTTGGCGATGAGGACGTCTGTGGCTTCGTGAGCCAGAATGCCTTGGGTCTCAGTGGCCGCGCCGCCGTCGATGTCAACGAAATGAGAGTCCGTGACCGTCAAGCGGCCTCGATCGGTGGAGGACGTGGTGTCCAGGCCATAGAATATCCCCAAGACGCCCATGCCGGCCACCTTGTACGATAGGTTCGAGAACGTGGTGTTGGTGACCGTGGTGTTGGTCATCACCTTACTCGTCAGCCAGAGCCCGACATTGCCGTCGTCGAACACGCAGCCGTCAATCAACAGATCGGCATATCCGCCGGTCGTCGTCCCGAAGAACATCCCATATTGGAAGTCCTCGAACCGGCAATCCCGCAGTGTGATTCTGTCGATGGTCGTGGCCAGCGTGGTGCAGGTCAGCACGGTATCAAAGGATTTGATGGTCACGCCCTGAATTTGGAGGTTGTCGCGAACCTCCAGGAAATTCGCACCGCCGTCGATACCGGGGCCGGTGATCGTGACGAGATCCGCCCCCGCACCCGCAATGGAGATGTTCGCACTGGCAATGGTGATGGCACTCCAGGTCGCCAGCGAGTAATTGCCCTCGGGGAAATAGATAACGGCGTTACCCAGTGCAATCCCCGCGTCGAAGGCCAGATCGACGGCGGGGCCATCGTCTGCGATTCCATCTCCCCCGGCCCCGTATATCGTATCGGTCACGTTGATGACTGTGACCATGTTCTTGTGGGTGCCGTCCGCATTGTGGTCGACCCAGAACGGATAGTAAGGCGTAATCGGCTGGGCCGCCGCCACGCCACACAGCATCAGGATCAGGATCAGCAGGGTTCTCATCGGCTTGCACCTCGTCGTCCGCGCCGTCTAGCCGCGCGGCGTTTCTTGGGTTTGGCTTCGTAGGTCTGGAGGCCCATCCCGAACACGCTCAGAAGGCCAAGGGCGGTCCCGGCCGGCACGCCTTGATCCTTCATGGCTTCGTAAATATCATCAAAGGCCAACGGTGTCGGTGCTTCGAGGGCCGCCCGGCCAAGAGTCATGGGCTCGCCGACCACGTTTTGTCCCGAGAGCACGTCCATCGGAATCCCGAACGTGGGCGACAGCTTCCCGCGCAGGAACCTCGCCACCACCTCTGCGGACGTGTCGCCGCCGTAGGGAACATCCTCGCCCCGGATCGGTCGCACGGTCCCGGTAGTGCTGCTCTTCGTCTCTCCGGTAATCAGCCTTGCCAACAGCACCGTCACTTGCGAGATTCCTGAGAACACGTCGATCCGGCTATTGCCAAAGCGGACCTTGCCGGCGTCGGCCGATCGCAGATCGTCTTCAATCTCGCCCCCGGCCGCATAGCCCAACGCCAGGACGGCCCCTACCCCTATCAGGTATCGGGCGTACTCCTGGGCCACGAGCTTCCGCACGGCATTGCTGCCGCCCCGCTTGCCGCCTTGGGTCGTCTTGGCCCACAACGGATGGCCCAGCAGAAGTTGGAACCGACTGACGGTGTACTTCGGCGCGAAAAAGACAGTGTTGAGCCCCACTGCCGCCTGTTCGATACCGATGGACCCTCTGCCGGTCGCTTCGTTGACGAACGTCGCGATAGCCATGGCCTCGTCGGCCGTCGGTTCCCCGTTCTGGGTCAGTGTTGCCGCCATCGTGTCGAACGAATCGGCCCGCAAGGCGTTCAGGAAGGTCAGATATGCCCGCTCAGAAGCCTCTACGCCCTTGAACACCGTACTGAGTATGGGAATGTTCGATCGGGCACCCCGCTCGATCAGGTGCGACATATACGCCTCTTCCATCCGCACCAGTCGCTCGCTCCCGTCGATGGGGGCAATGTAGAGCTTGCTCCGGGCATAGAGAGGGGCGTTCGGGCGGTTCAGGATCTCGCTATTGATTCGCGACGACGCCTCTTCGGAGACCAGGGCCCGCATCATATCAGGCAAGGCCCGGGCGGCACGCACCGGATGGGCCAGGCCAATGAAGCCCCCTTGCCGAAAGACGGCCGACAGGTCGAAACTGGTCTTCAGGGCCCGAATCGCATTGAAGGGCTCGGCGATGTGATACCAGATCGTTTTCGGCTTCAACTCCATCATGCCCACGCGAACATCCCGACGCAGTCGGTTCCGCTGATAGATCAGCTTCTCCAGTGCCTTGCTCTGGGGCAGGGGCGTTTTCTTGGCCTTCGGAGCGAAGTCGCCCGCCTTGATCCGGGCCTCCAGGTCGGCAATACTCTTTTCCAGCCGCTGCTTCCGAGCCGGATCGCTCTGCGATACTTGCCGCCGCAGGTCGTCGCGAATCTCGCGCAGGGCGTCCACAGGCCCGAAGCCCTTGGCCTTCTTCCTCTTCGCCGCGGGCAGCGTCCCCGCCTCCAGATGCTGCTGGAGTGCGTTGACTTCGTCCATGACCCGCTTGACGGCCTTGGCGTCCTTGATATGCTTGCGGGCGATATTGATTTGGTCCTGGAGGCCCTGGAGCGAATCGTGCAGTTTCGCCTCCTGGATACGGTCCATGACGATCTCGCCCGATTCGATCTGGGCGTCCAGTGCGTCCAGGCGGCCCTGCAACGACTCTCTCATCTTCGGGTCGGCCGTATTGAGCCAACTTCGAAGTTTTCTACTGGTCTTGCGAAGCTGCTCGACGCTCTCGGGCCCGATCTCGCGGGGCTCCGGCGCGTCCGGGGGCTTGCCTTCCTCCAGATACTGCTCCACCTGCTCGATCTTCTCTCGCAGGCGGCTATGGCTGCGGGCTTCACGCTTGATGCGGGCCAGCTTCTGGGCCAGGTCGTCCAACTCCTTCGCCTCATTGGTGGAGGCGTCCACGATCGCATCGACAATGGCGTTGGCGTCCATGACGGGGAAGCTCTTTTGGATCTCGCCCACCACCTCGTCAATGTTCTTGACGTCCGGGTCCTCTGCGATATTCAGCGACAACTGGTAGATGGCCAGGGCGAGTTCGGAGCAGTCTTTCTTAGGCATCGTAGCACCCCGCCTTCATCAGTTCGGCCACGCGATTGACCAGTTGTGCTCGCTTGCTTCGTAACTCGCTTACTGAGGCACGTTTACGGCCGCCCTTCTTGCCCCTGCCCGTCGCTTTCGCCGCCTTTGCCTTGGCCAGTTCCTTCTGCATTTGCTCGACTTGCTCCGACTTCTCGGCCAGTTCGGTCGTCAGTTTGGCGAACTTCTCCGCTTCTTCTTTGCTCAGTTCAGCGCCCTTGGCCGCCTTCGCCCTCGTTTTCACGGCCACCAGAGAGAAATTCTGATTGATGGTCAGCTTCAATGCGTTCAGGGCCCGCCCAATCTCGCTGTCGCTGTGGTCCAGCGCTCTGCTGATATTGTCAACTTCCGCTTCAATCGTGTTCGCCCTCGCCGACATCTCCTTAACGGCTACGGGGTCCTTCTCGCTATGCAGGCTCGCCATGACAGATTCGTGTTCGTTCTCCAGCTCGACCATGCGAATGGTCAAGCCGGCCGATTGGTAGTCTGCCAATGGGAAGGGGTTGAGGTTGATTTCCGTTGCGATGCGCAGGGCGTTTTCGGGCACCTTCTCTTGCCATGCCCGAGCCATCGCCTGCTCCCACGTGCGGCGCGACTTGGAATTGATGGCAGCCAGGCCCAGCCTGTCGCGGTTCTTGGCGATGAAGCGTTTTTGCGGGGAGCTTAGTCGCTCACGGGGACTCTGTTCGGCGTCCAGCACTTCCTGCGTATTCGGAGGCTCGGCGGCCCCTTCGTCGGCGGTTTCCTGTGGCTTTTCTGTGGCTACAGATTGTGAACCGGGCGCGGCCTGCCCGGTGGAGGGGTTAAAAGAGCGAAGGCCAGCTATTAGTTTGTCTTCTGCTGTTTCCGGTAAGCCGCTACGCATACCGTATTCGTATCGGTCTGCCGCGAGAGCGTCTTTGTATTCATCAATAAGCGACTGGAGCACCGAGTCAAGGTCTTCTTCTGCCTCCAACTCAGCGACAATACCTCCAACGTTCAGGTCGCCGTCGTCATACCTTTCCACAAGACTCTTAATCGGGGTGGCCGGCTCCGCGTGCTGTTCGTCGGGAGTTTGCAACGACATGATTCGTCGGCCCAAGTCCTCGGTAGATATTTCCCCTCGGGCGTGCTGAGCCTTCAGTTCGGTAACCTGTTCCGCGAAGGCTTTTGTCCCTCCAGGCCGCTCGGGGTTCGGAGGCTGTTGCTCGCGGCCCACCCCTTTATCTTCCGTCACGCCTGCGATTATACCTTCTTGCCCTAGAGCCTGTCCAGCCGCCAGCGCCGCGTCTGCCCCTAACTCGGCGTTCTCGACCTCTTCAATGCCCTCAGCTATTGCTCTTTCGTATGCTTCGGAATGGCTGCCTGGGACATCAAGCTGACGCCCCATCGCCGGAATTTCTGCCACCCGACCGGCGCCTTCTTCGCGAATTGTTACTGCATCTAACTCGTATCCACCCGCTGTCGTCGGCTCCTTCCGGAACTTGAGCGATTCTTTCACAACAGCCTCGGCGCCAATATCTCCTTTTAGCCATGCTTGAAATGTTTCTCGGCTTACGGCTGCTTCCATCCAAGATGGTGCTGTCTGCCTCCTCGCGCCTTCTATCGACTGCACAGCGTCCGCCGTCTCGCCTGTAACCTCCGGCGCAGACTCAGCTTCCGGTTGCATTTCCGGTTGCACAGCCGCCTCCGTCTCAGCTACCCCAGCGGTAGCACCTTCAGCTCCAGTCTCAGCGGCCTCTTTCCCGCCGGTCTCCGCAGCGGCCTCTTCCTGCGCCCGATCCAGATCATCGGCCAGCGCCTCCATTGCCGCCACCTCGTCGGAGTAGGTCCGTGCCTTGGCTGAAAGCTCATCTTCCATCTTGCGTTTCGCTGATTCGTATCGCTGCTGGTTTCGCCATTGACCTTCATTCTCGGCCCCAGCCATGGCTTGGTTCATCATGTGACGGCCCATATTGAACGTCCCGCCCACCGCCGCCCCGCCGCCGGCCGCCAGTAACACCCTCCGCACAGCCTCGTCGGCGTCTATGTCCTTGTACGTCGACTCCCCTCCCAGTGCCGCACCTTCCTGCAAGCCTTCCTCCAGGGCCTCGCTAATCGAGCCGAACCCGAATTGAGCGCCACGCTTGATGCCTTTCGAGACGATCTTCTCCGTGACGGCGCTCAACAGCTTCTCCGCACCCAAAGCACCGGACATTTCGATAGCGGCCGCGGCGATACCCACCCCAGCCTTGATCTTCAGGGCCAGTTCTTCCGGGGCGCCACCGGCACGGGCATTCTGGTAGGCACTTTCACCTTCCACCGAATACCCAACCATGAAGGCCCCCAAGGGCCCCGCCGCAAAGGAGGCGGCGGTAGTGGCCGTGATATAGGGCACAGTCTCGGCCACCATGCCAAACAGCTTGGCCATGGCATCGTCCCGCTTCATAACGAGGTCGGGGTGTTGGGCGGCTTCGTAGTACAAGCGGGAGTTGGCCTTGTGCTTGGCCACCATGCGTTCAGCGTTCTCACGGGACAACGGGGGAGCCCACCGGCCGTAGCCTGGCTGTTCGTTCAACTGGCCCAAGGTGCCGGTAAAGCCACTGAGCACGTTGGCCATCCCGGCGTCCAGCCGCTTCTCGAAGACATCTTCCCAGTAGGGCCCAACGCGGGCCTGTTCTTCGCGGGCCCGGAATATCTTGTTCCACGCCCACACCTGCCGGGCCATCGAATCCTCGTTCTCCAGGGCCCAGGCCGTGATCTCGCTGGGCTTGAGCACCTTGCCGAATAGCTGCCTGCTCAGTTCTTCCTCGGCGTTGAAGGTGAAAGACTCTGAGGCCCCGGTAACGGCCGAGAAAAAGAGCGATGCGGCCAGCTTGTCCTCGAACTCCTGGCGATCCCCTTCCAGAGGCGCCAAGGCTTCGTCGTAAGCGCCCCGCATCGGATGAGGTATAGCCTCGCGCAGAGACCCGCCTTGGGCGGCGACATAGTCCCACGTGTTGGCGGGGACGGGCAACGCCACTCCGAACCGCTGGGCAAACTGGGGAAAGGGGATATCGCTGTAATTCTTGGCGTGCAGGGCTTGCGCCAACTGGATATCATCCATGTCATTGTAGTCGGGGTTCTGTGTTCTGAATTCGGTGATCTGCATCAGCGAATCCCCAGCGGGTCTTTTTTCTTCACACTCGGTTTCTTGGGTGGGTTGTTGGGTGACTGCGAATAGAAGTCATAACCCATCGTCGATTCCCAAGACGCAGGCTCATTGGAGCCCCAAGGGAATAGCCGGTCTACCAATGGCAACTTGCCCACCACGTCCTTGACCGCCTCCTCAATGCGTGGTTGCAGAATCCGGTTGACCTCTTTGCGGAACTCGTCCGGCTTCCATTGCTGGTCAGGGGCGGTGAACTCCTCTGCCACCTGCCGGATTTCCTTCATCACATCGCCGAGGGCGCTATCCAAACCCAGTTCGTCTACGACCTCGTCCTCCGACGTGAATTTCGGCAGCAACACCCGCTCGGCCAGCACGCCCGCGTCGGCAATTGCCTTGTCCGCCCGCGTTCGATGGGTCTTGCCACCCAATTTCTCGAAGTATTCAGCATCGGCTTCGTCCAAGGTATTGAAATTCTCCACATAGACGGCGTCCCATTCGTCATACGACATCTCGCCTGCTATGAACCGATCTGTCGTTCGGCTGACAATACCGAAAGCCCTGGACCGTTCCTCTCGCGTTGGACTATCTTCTACTGCGCGAGTCAGTGCCTGGCTCATCATCCATCCGGTCTCTTCACTGTTGTCACCGTTGCGCATGGCGGCTTCGATCAGGGCCGGCGTCATCTCTTCGCCCGGCTTGGCCGCACCCCGCAGAGTCTGAAGCACCGCAGCCCTGAGATTGCGGTCGTTGGTCTTGACCCGCTCGGCGTTGACCTTGTCCGCTTGAATGCGTGCGGCGCTCAGTTCGAGCTCCACCCCCTTCTTCAGTGCCCTGATATCGTCCGGGCCGAACAAGGGCACGTCGATCTGATCGTCCAGAACACTCCGGGGGGCCATGTCGTTGGCATGGTCGAGAATGCCCGGGTCTCCGGCGGCCAGGGCCTGCTGTGCGAGGTAGTCCCCCACCACGCGCCGGGTGAAGTCGCGCTTCGCCTGCTCGGCCACCGCGCGGGTCGGTACGCTGTCGACCGGCTGGGACCCGCCGTTGAAACCGCTCTCGATATGGGTCAGGCCCGCCGATAGATGCGAGACCATGTCGGTGTCGTCGAGGTAGGCGCGCGATTCGTACAGCCCCTTGAGCCCGGACTGGTAGTCGGCGTTGGTATTCGCCGCCGCCTGGACCGCCGCATTGTTGCCGATCCACCCCTCCCATTCCGCCATCGATTCGTCGAGTTCAAGAGACACCACATTGCGGGCCTGTGGCTGGGTAATACCACTCATCACGCCCTTGCGAATGCGCTCCCGACTCTTGGCGAAATGGCCCCGCCACTTCTCCGGCTCGGCCTGGTGCTCTTGCATATAGGTCCGCAGGGCCTGCCGCTCCTTCTCCTTGGCGATATTGCCGCTGGAGACCTGCTGTCGGTAGAGTGCGTCAATCTCTTCGTTGCTCTCGTGGACCAAGGCCCCAAGAATGGTATCGGCGACCCCGATTCTCGCTCGGTGCTCTGGTGCTCCGTAGAGAGCGCTGCGCGATGGTGTAAAGGCTCTAGCCATAATCAGTGCATCCGATAGACAGGTGTCTTCTTCTCGTAGAACAGGCCCGTCCCCTTGCGACCCAGGCCCTCGCGTCGCTGTGCGAAGGCCAGTCCGCCGGTCAACAGCGACCCGAACGCCTCCGTTCGTCCCGCCCGACGGGCCGAACGGCCTGCCCGGCGATATTGGTCCGCCATAAAGTTCCGCTGGCGTATCGTCTCAGTGGCTTCGCCCGCGACCAGGTTCTTTCGTCTCGCGACCTTGGCGGCAATGGCCTTGGTCAAGGTGACAACCGAGCCGGCGGCCCGCAACCCGGACTTGCCCGCCCCCGCCCGGACTTGCCCCTGTGCCGTACGGCCTTCGCGGTCGAGTTCCCGCATCTCATCGGTGGCGCGGCGTTCAGTGTATGCGTTCTGGCGGCCCATCTCTGCGGCCTGGGCCTTGTAGGCTTTCTCCGCCTCTTTGCCGGCCCCGTACTGTTCAACCGCTTTCCAGCCGCTGACGCCCAGCAACCCTACTGATATTGGATCAAGTCCCATATTGCCCTCTATCGCACCAAAATATTGCCCTGCTGGATGAAGCCCAGGTGCTTGAACCATGCCGGTTTGTCCACCGTCGCTTCGGCGTAGACCCGGTACAAGTGCTCCTGAGCGATGCTATGGGCCATCACTTCCCGCGCGGTACGTAGTATCGTCTTGCTATGCCCTTTGCTGTCCGGGCCGAGCATCGCCCACGCCTGGCCGATTCCCTGGACCCGCACCCCCCCGATCGCCACTACCGTGGAGCCTTCCAGCAGCGCGAAGGCCGGACCCGCCACGGCGTTGAGACATGCAGTGCCGTCCGGCTGGACGCCCGCCAGTTCGCGAAAGTGATCCACAGTGTAGGGTTCAACATTCATTCCGTTGCCACCTCCATGTTGACAGTCACCGAGCGTACGGTCAGCGGCACGGGGTCCGTCTCGTAGATCGTTACGACCGGCTTGCGGCTATCGCTCCGCAGGAAGGGTGCGTACCCGCGGCGAGGCTTGTAGCCGGTGTAAGGGTCCATTGATGTGGCGAAATCGTCGTCAGAGAAGATCCAGTCGGCCGCTTTGTCCGTACTGGCGCCGACGTGAGCGCCCATCGTCTCGATGAAGTCCACCGCGATCGACTTGATGCGGCTCGCGCGACTCTGTGTCTCCTGGTCCACCAGCGGCATCGTCTGGAGCGTGGACGTGTAGGTCAGGCCCACGATCGCGACGTCGTATTCGTCCTCCACGTCCACAACGCCGCTGCCGTTGACGGTAAACGAGCCGACGGGTCGGCCGTCGGCGTAGACCCCGCAGGATTCGGCCACGGCCCAGGTCATACCCTCCCACGTATCGCCGCTCTGCGTCAACCCGCCGCCACCGCCGCTCGTGCCATATCCCCCGCAGTCGACGTACCAGCAATAGTCCGAGTCCGTGCCCCAATCCATCGCCTGGAACTGCTCGATATAGCGAACCGTGCTGGAGTTCACCGTCCGCTTGACCACAACCCAGACCTCTTCGTCCAGTCGCGTCGTGCCATCGGCGCGGGTCGAGCCGCCCGGCACCACCGCCACCGACTCGAATTCGTCCCAGGTATCAGAGTCCGTCTGCCCGGTAATGTGCCGCGACCACGCCAGCACTTCATGGCGGCGCTCGTAGGTCAGGGCCAGTAGCTGACCGTCCGCTCGAACCGCCCACAATAGGGGCTCCGGCCGCTGCTGAAAGGCCAGTTGGACGATTCCGCCGTCGGCGATGTGCTCGGCCAGGATCGTCAAATCTTCCGCAACGTAGCGATCCTCGGCGTACGTGTAAGTCACTTCCCGCACTCGCTCGGCTCCACGTTCGACGTAGAGCAGGGTATCGCCGGCCTCGATTGCGTCCATGTAGGCGCAGCCGTAACGACTCTGCTGGCGGTAGATGGGCGTCTCGGTGGGAGTAATGGCGACCTCCGTAGACCCCAACCGGCCCACGCCGTCGGTCGTTCCGATCATCAAGTACTCGGCCGACGTCATCCACTGGATCGGACTCATGCCGGGCAAAACGTAGGTCCACGCCTCGTCGGCGTTCTCTCCGTCGCCGTCTGTGAAATCGTCGTAATCGGCGTCCGTACTACTCACCACCGAACCCCAAACCGTCTGGGGGTAGGATTCAGAGCCGCCGTAGATACACCGCTGCTCGTGATGCTCCACGCTGCGGGGCCAGCCTCGATAATCGCTCCAGACCCCTTCGCTCCATTTCGTGGTCGCAGCAGTGTCGGTCAGGTCGGAGAGCACGGTGGCCGTGACGGAGGTCGTACTGGCATAGGTGGCAATCCGAACCACGCCATAGTCCATCGCCTCGCGCCGAACGATTGTGCCCGTAGGGGCCACGCCGAGGCCGCCATATTCGCTCATTACGAATCGGTACTGAACGTCCTCTTCCTCTTCGTCGGCCGTGTAGGTCCATCGCTGCTGATAGGGCGTCGCATGATAGACATTGGCAATACTCCACACCGTCGTCCAGGTGCTCCCTGCGTCAACGGAACGCTTGAGGGACACAATGCCCGTCCATTTCCCCTCGATCGTACCATCAAACTCGCCGGTCAAGGTGATGGAACTGGTGGGAGTGCCGTCGGTTGCTACCGCTTCCTGAAGCGTGGCGGTGGGAGACAGATGGCCGATTTCCCACAGGGCCCCAACGTGCTCCGCATTGAACAGGGCTGAACTGGCCGTCAGCGTGACCGTTCCGGTGGTCGCACTGGGCGTGATCGTTATGGCCCCGTCGTTCTCGTCCAGAAACGGGCCGGTCTCGAAGTCGATCTTGGACAGCGTCCAATCGGTATGGGAGGCTGAATTGCGCGTCAGCTTGTAGGGCGGGTAGTCGGGGTGGACGAATCGCATGTATTGAGCGTCTTGAGTGTACTGCAACTCAAAGACGTCCGATTTGTCCCACGGCGTCGCCAGTTCATAGGCCGTCCCGTCCAGGACCTGGGCCCCGGCGCGGTAGAATCGCATGTACTCGTCGCCCAACTCCAGGACGTAGGTGTCGTCCGTGGAATACTGGCACGCAATGACTCGGGTCGCGTCGTCAGAGTCCTTGACGGTAGCGATATACTTCGTTCCCGGCCGGCGAGTGACGGGCCCCTGGCTGCGAACCAGCATATTCTCCAGCGTGCGGGCCCCGTTGTAGTAACGGGCAAAGTCGGTACGGCCCTCCATTTGAGGGCTCAATTCGCCCGCGTTGAACTGGGTCAACGTCACGCTGCGGGGCGTCTGTCCGGCGCCGACCGCCGCGAGCCATAGCACAAGCAGTAGGACCCGCCTCATCCTGTCAATCTCCGCTCAAAAGCCGTCTTCTGTTTCTCACGCGACCGATGCCGATTCTCCACCCGGTAGTGCCCCGGCTTGGCCAGCAGTTCGTACTCTTCCAGCAGGCGACGACGCCGTTCGTAGTCGTGGGTATCCAGTGCCATCTCCGCCGCCAGCCGCGTGGCAAAGGCGTTCTTGAAACTCTCCGGATAGTATTGCGGCTGATCGGAGCGGGCGTTCTGGGTGTAGGCGACGTACTTGATGTAAGCGCTGTCACCGTCGGCGTTGGTCAGGACGTTGGTCGCGAGCATCATGCCGGTGGAGTCGTATTCGTAGTCCACGTCCTCGGCCCAGGCCGCCCCCAACGTGCCGTCGGTGTTATACAGCGTCCAGTTGCCGTTGCCGTCGTCGTCCGCCGGTTGGCCGTCGCTCGTATCGTCGGCGCTGGTATGATCGGTAGAGCAATAGTACGCCTGATCGTCGGAGCCCTTGACCACGTGGGAGTAGCCCCGGAAGTGGCGCGGCTCGCACCGGTAGCCGTGCGCCCGGCCCGGTTCGTCCTCCAAGTCGCCCTCGTACATCTGCCGGACCAAACACAGATAGTCGTCGGGCAATTCAAAGAGGTAGTCCCATCCGCCGAACGCCTGATTGATCTTGCGCGGTTGGCCCAGGTCGGCGTGCTCGCATGCGAATTCCGGCTGCAATTCCTCCAGCACCTGCCGCAGGATCGGATCGTACAGCATCACCGCCAGCCGAATATCGGGATAGTCCGTCTCACTGACAGAGGTCCAATCGGCGAACTGATCGGACGTGATGCTCTCGAAGAACGTACTGGCCTGGGCCGTGCGACCGCCATTGAGGATCGCCAGGGCCCGGTTGACCAGGTCGGTTTTGGCCGCCGCCGTGGTGGGTGTCGCCGTCGCGACAGTCTCGCCGGAGCCCTCCCGATCCAGGGCCAGCATCCCCACCACAATGTCGGAATCGGCGGGCGACGCCCCGGCTCGCAGTCGCACCTGAAGGTCGAAGACCGCCCGGCTCGTGATCGCCGTCGGAAAGTTGGCCACGTAATACTGACTGCCCGACCCTTCTTCCGTCAGGCCCGAGACGCGGTAGTCGCTGGCGTCCCGACCGGCCGTGCCCCACTCTTCAAAGTCCGCCCCCGTCGGATACCACACCTCCGACGTGCCCTTCTTGAAGACGTACAGGTCCAGCGTATTACCGCTGGCGAAAGGAAACCGCGCTTCCCTGGCCATGGTTACACCTCTTCGAGATACAGCCTCACGTCAACCGTCAACGTCTGATCCGCCCCGCCGGCGTCGGCGCTGGGGTCCACCGAGACCGTCAGGTTATTGCCGAACAATGCAAACGGATTGAAGTCGGCGTCCGGGGAGCCTTTGTTGCTATCGCCCAGAAGAATGTGATGCGTCCCATCCGCCTTGCCGGAGACCGTGAAATACTGGCCGCCGTCGTCAGTGTCCGTAATCGTCACAGACACCGTCGGGCCGCCCGTTACCGACGAGACCACGATATCGACCCGCGTACACTTGCCCGTGACATCCGGCAGGGTCGTGGTCTGGGCGGCGTGCCCTTCGCCCGTGATCCAGTCGAGTTGTGCAAACGCTTTCTTGTCCATCATAGCACCTCAAATCAGCCGGCGAGGCCGCGTGGAGGACCCGAGTGCGGACCCCGCCGGCGCCATGCACTTCTACTGCGCCGTGACCGTGGTCCCGTCAGCAAAAGGAATCCACGTCATGTACCACTTGATCGCACCGGTGGTCGCTCCACCGGCGGTCTGCTCGATCATGCCCTCGCCACAGAACCATTGCCGCATCGAGTTGGTGTTGCCAGCCGTGTCTGAAATCGGAGTCAGCACCGACTCGTCGGCGTCGGAGAACACGTAGCGTGTCCCCACCACGTCGGCGTTGGTCTCAACAGCCGTACTGAAATCAGAGTCGATAAACCCTGCATCGGCATCAAGATCGATTTGAATGGTGTTCGTCACCGCACCGATCTCGGTCGTGACAACACCGGTAAAGGACGTAATGAGAATAGCCCCGCCGTCAACGTCGAACAGATCATCGCTCTGGGACGTGGCCGTCATGGTAGAGGCGTACGTGCGACCGGCAATCGTGGTCGTCCCGTCCACCTTGTCACTGATGGCCACCAGCGAATCTTCCCGCCGGTCATAGGCCGACGTATCGCCGCCGTCGTCCAGGATGTTGGCGAGCACCGTGTCGTCAGGCACCTCGGCCGTCATATCGACGGCGTCGGTCGTATCGGCACAGGCGATCTCCATCCAGTGGTCGAGGTCTTGATGAATGACCCACTCCGGCAACCCGTCAACACCGGCGCTGCTCGCCAGCACATTGCCCGACTCCATCATGGCACCAGGGTCCAGAATGGCCGCCTCTGTGTCACCGTACAGGTTGTTCCCAATCAGCCATCCCGTCGCGTTGGCCGTGAACTCGATGGCGTGCTGGCCGGTCGTGAGGTTCTGGATGTCGTTGTAGGCGATGTACTGCTCCAGGTCGATATCGTCGGAGTGAATAGCCCCCTCGGAAAACTCCCCGATAACCGTATTGCCAACAATCGTCGTACCGTTCTGGACACCCGTATCGAGGTCCACCCAGTTCGTCGCACCCACGGCGTCGGCCGTGTACTGAATGCAGTTAGCCACCGTCAATCGGTCGGCCCCTGTCGCGACAATAATCGCTCGGACAAACTCGAAAGACGAGGTTGTCGGCTCCGGAAAGACCAAACCGTCGAGCACGCAATCGTCGGCCGCCGCTTCTACGGACACCCCGACAACCACCGCCGAGATCCCCGCCAGGAAGCGGCCTCCGACAATGCGGACGTTCGCCGCTCCCAGGGCCACGGTTGTGTCGGTGTCGGCAAAGGTATACGTGCCCTGATTGGCGGCATTGCCACAGTGCCAGATCGTGATCCCGGCCACGTCGGCGTCCCACAGATTCGCGGCACTGCCGCTCTCGGCGTGGCCTGATGCAACGTAAATCCAGTCGCCGTTGTCGGCGGTACAGAGGTTGATGGCCTCGTCCAGGGTATCCTTGGCGAACTCCCAGCTAGTACCATCGCCTTCCGCCGTGACATTAGAGTCAACGTAGAAGACGCTGCCTGTGCCGGGCGGGGCCACGCGGTCTTCCAGTTCGCCCATGATCCGGTAGAGAGGATCGTTGTAGGTCCCCGCACCCAGATAGCCCCGATTGTTGACATAATACCGCTGGTCGTACTGGAGCGCCCCAAAGCTCGGGGCGCTCAGCATCGCCAGCAGACACACACACATGAACAGACGTTTCATCGTCATGTCTCCTTTTGAAATCTCGGTTTACATCGTGTATCCGGTGCGCGCCTTCTGTCGGCGGCCCACCGGACTGATCGGGCCGAGCCCGAACCATGCGTCCAGCGCGCCGGCCGAAGCCGCTTCGCTGATCGGCTCGAACAACAGGCCCAGGTACTTGTGCAGGCCGAACACATGCGTGGCGACCGAAAAGACAGCCCCAGCGGCCAGTTGGGCGACGAGTAGCGGTGCGTCTTCGGCCCCGATCGCCACCGGAGACCATACACCGGAAGCAAACGTTCCTGAGTCGCTTGTGACCACGGCGATATAACAGCCGCTGTCCAGCCCGGCAAAGGCGGTTCCCACTTTGATATTCAGCCACAGGCGGCCGTCGATACACTCGTCCGTGACACCATCTTCTTCCAGGTCAAGCAGGTTGCCGTTGGTGTGCGAAAACTCCTCCGACGTCAACGCCTGCCCGTCCCAGATTTCCCATTTTGTATCCATTACACTAACCTTTCACGTAGTGTTGTCATCGTGCGAACGTCACTTCGCGTCGGCCTTACGTCACCACCGTCTCGGACGTGCTGATCGCGTCGCAACGGAAGATCGGGGCGCCCATGAACGTCAGGATGGGCACGCCGCCCAGACCCTTGTCCAAACTGAAGTTGACGTTGGCTTTGTCCTTCAGCCGAATCTGCATCTGCGCCTTAATCTCTTTCGTACACAGCAGCGTGGTGCCCCGCCTGAAGTTGCCGTAATTCAGCAGTTCGATCAGCTTGTTCTCATTGAACGTGTTCGAGCCGCCGACGGTCGGGTTGATATTGGCGTACCGGCCGATACTCAACTCGTCCCGCACCACGAATCCGATCCACCACTGAAACTTCGTGCGATAGACCTCCAGGGGGTTGTCAGAGGCGTCGAGCGACCAGCATTTTCCGTTCTTGCTGCCGCCGGGACTCGTGTCGATCTTCAAGCCGTACGTTCCGCGGTCCGTCACGCCGGACGGGTAGATGAAGTAGCAGGCCAGCGGACTGAAGTCGGCCACGTAGATGCTCGTCCCGCCCGAGTTACCGCCGTCGAACACCATCGTCTGGGTCAGCGTCTTGAGGTACTGCTGGAGCCCGTCGAACTCCTCCGGCGCTCCGGTGGTCGTCCCGGAAATCAGGCCCGTCCACATCTGCTGAGTCAGGCCCTCGACAAAGGCAACGTCCTCCGACCGGCGGAACGCCTTGCGGGCGTCCTTGCCGTCGATGGACTCCACCAGAGCCGCGTCGATCTCCGACAGAGCCTCCAGGCGAGCCGTCTGGAACGTCACCGCCTGAGTCGTGGACGCCTTGGCCGCTACCCCCTGATAGAACTTGACCCAGCTCCCGCTCGGGACGCTGGTTCGCCGGCCGATCACGTGGTGGTAGCGGTGGTTGCAGGGGACGGCGGGAATGCGTGACAGTTCCGGGCGAAACTCGTTCATCGCCTCGAAAATATCGATCATCCCGCCCTTGGGGTCGAGTCGCTTGGCGAGCTCGCCGTACGAGAGTTTGGATGCTACGTTGATCTCCGCCATTGCGGATCTCCTTACTCGAATGTCTCATTGACAGACAATGGAGCAAGGAATCCGCATCGGCGGGCTTGACTCCTGGCGCTTTCGTGGGTGGCTTATCACCCGCCCGTTCTTCAACGGGCCGAAGCATCAGGCCCTCATGTGAGGGGAATCTGAAAACTATCTTCTCAAAGAACTCTGGACTTAGGTAGAACCAGCTTTGTCGGTGCTTCTATTTCGCTCTCGGGCTTGGCGGTAAAGGCGAAGACGCCTTGCGCCTTGTCCCGTATCATCTTGATCTCACAGTCGTGCGGGTAGTCGCGAATCACCTCCTCGGCCACGATCACGACCGGCGCTCCCGTCGCCTGCTGGATCTGGGTCAGGAACATATGGGCCAGGACGCGCATCCGCACGTTCTCATGGCGAATACGCTTGATGTCCTCGTCGCCGCAGCACAGCTTGTACTTGACTTCGGACCCGCAGGGGCAGGGGTCGTTGCGGCCGGGGTGCTTGTCGTTCGGCGCGATCATCAATCCATCTCCCCATAGCTCAACGCGCTCTTGGCGTGCTGCTGGGCCCCGAAGTCGGCCGGGGCACCGCCGGTACCCACCTTCATCTGGGCTGCCTCGTGCAGGGCACGCATCAGCGGCAATTCAATGATCCGGTCGTTGTAGTACAGCCGCTTGGCGAACGCTTCCCAGCCTTCGGTGTCCGCTTGCCCGTCCTCGGTGAACTGGGTCTGGAGGTATCGCTTGACCAACTCCAGCCGCTCTTTTGCCACGGCCTCGTCGCCCCCGCAATCGTCTTTCAGGAACGTCTTGTAGTTATCGTTGGTCATCCCCTCAATGACACTCTCCCGCCGGGCGTTGAGTTTGTCCACCATGCCGAACTGAAGGTTCAGCAGGTCCTGGGCCGTTTGCGGGTCGATACCCCGCTCCATCGCCAACTGGCGGTACTCGCCCATCGTCTCGTCGTCGAGGGTCACGTTATCGGGGACTTTGAACTCGTACCCCTCGGCCGAGTCCGGCACCCCGGCCAGCTTGGCATTGAAGGCCCGGATCTCCGCCTTCTGATCGTCGTTGAGCTTACTGCCGTCGTCCGGCAGGTGGTAGGGCTTACCCAAACGCTGCATCAGGTGATGATGGTCCTGAAACGAATCGTTCAGCGTCTTGAACTTACTGAACGACTTCGTCGCGTCCGGGTTGCTCTGGAAGTATTCATGCTCGCCGTGCCACGACGCAGCCTCGCCGCTACTGTCGGCGTTACCTTCGCCGCCGCCGCCACCGTCACCGTCCGCACTGAAAAATACCTGTGACTTGAACATTACTGGGGTCCTCCATAACGAGCAATCAATTCGTTCGCTGTCTGCTGCTGCGTCGGCGTCAAGCCGCCCCTCGGAGTGCCGTCGACCGTGATATAGGGCCGCACCTCCGGGCACTCGAAGAACAGTTGGGCCAGTGGCGTCTCGGCGTCCATCGCCTCAGGCTCCGGCAGGGCCGCCACGTCAAGGGGCGGTTGCCCGGGGCCTTTGGCCTCCGCCTCTTTCCGCTCCTGCTCGCGCAGGTCCTCGACCTCCCAAGGCTCCAGCCACTTGCCGCGATACTTCACTTTGATACTCATACGCCGTACTTCGCCTTGATCTGGCGGGCCTGCTCAACCTGGGAAGGACGCAGTCCGCCACGCACCTGGCCGTCGACGGTCAAGACTTCCCGCATCTTGCCTTCATTGTCGTTCCACGCCTCGCGAAACGCCGCCTCTGGGTTCACGTCTTTCTTCGCCTCTTCGGCCTTCTTCGCCTCTTCGGCCTTCTTCGCCTCTTCGGCCGCCTTCGCCTCTTCGGCCTTCTTCGCCTCTTCGGCCGCCTTCGCCTCTTCGGCCGCCTTCGCCTCTTCGGCCGCCTTCGCCTCTTCGGCCTTCTTCGCCTCTTCGGCCGCCTTCGCCTCTTCGGCCGCCTTCGCCTCTTCGGCCGCCTTCTTACTCTGCTCTGCCATCGGTCATTCTCCTGCGTTTAATGCCGCGTTAACAATCGCTTTCGCCACCGTCTTCCACAAGAGCCGCTGGCCCGTAGCCGTCGGTAGCATTCGTTTGATCTTCGTCAGGGCCGCGTTGTGCCTGGCCCGATCGTCGTCCGTTCTCAAGTCCGCCAGAACCCGCGCCACCTCATCTTCCAGAGCGTCGGGGTACGCCGCGTACATCTCGACCAGACGCGCTCGCGTGACAACCGGCTTTAGCTTCTCGTCCGTCATGCGCTCCCCGTCAATTGGGCCAAAGGACTACCCTTCTCGGTCGCGCCTTGCAGGTTCTTCGCCGCTTGAGAGACCTTCGGTAATGCTTCGGCCAGCTCCTGCTGCATATGGCGCTGCCGCGCGGCGGCGACAATCTCCTGGTAGTCGTCTTCGCTGACAATGTCGTCCTGGCGAAAGTTCTGGCTCTCCAGTAAATGCTCCAGGACCTGCGACCATTTGAGTTTGTGCAGCGTCTCCGGCTGCCGCTCGAAGACAAAGTCCGCCGGCTCCATCGAACGATAGAACCGCTCGATCTGCCGGTTGTTGATCTGCATCATGCTCAGCGGCCCGATGAACTCCACGTCCACGTTGCCGTCCCCGTACTCCAGGAGAATGTCCGGCGGCTGGGGCAGTCGCCCCCCGGAGTACGCCGGCGCCGCCGCCAGCTCGGCCTCCAGGAAGATGTCGTGGCCGTGACCGAGAACCTGCTGCTCGTACGCCTCCACCTGCTCGACCAATTGCACCCCATTCTCCATCTGCACGCGAGAGAGCCCGTACGCCGTCTCCGGCTGCTTCTTCATCGTCATAATCTGATTGATCGCCATGAAGAAGTCGTAGTGGAAGTGGCGACGTGAACTGGCCGTCAATCGATCGGCGAAGTCCGTCGCCAGGTCGTACCGGGTCTTTCGCTCGATGTACGTCGGGGGCTGACTGTACTCCTGCTCGTTCCGCGCCCAGTTGTCACCACCAGGACCCATATCCAGCATTCCCCGCAGCGTGTCCATGGCCCACGTCGCCGGTCGAACCGACAACTCCGCGTCCCCGAACAGCGCCTCCCACATCGCATTGCCGCCCCGAATGTCGTAGATCGCCCACCACGCCATCGTCCGCCCGTAGACCTCGTGCCAGTTGCGATGATAGTGCCACGAACTGAACGGCCGCGTGAAGTACCCCGGGCCCTTATTCAACGGCCTCAGCAATACCTCTTCGCCCTCGCCCTGGGCCTCCAGGCAGATGAAGTGCTCCATCCACGGCCGCGTCGCGACCGAGCCGCCGGGCAGATCGGTATAGATCCGGTCGCCCGCCCCGTAGATCGCCTGAATGTACTTGCCCTTGGCGTAGTGCTGGCCGTTACGCAACTGCTGCTTGATCGCCTCCGGCAGTTGGTCGTAGCCGAAGAACGATTCCGCCTCCAGTGCCGTCCACTCCCACAGCACGTGCATCGCATTGTCGGTGCCGAAGATGTCCTTGTCCAGCCACACGGCCGCATAGTCAGGGACCTTACACACCATGCGATCGCCCGCGACGTCCTGCTCGAATAGCATGACCGGAGAGCCCACCGAGCCGCCGTCCAGCAGGAACTGACTCATCACGTCGTAGTAGTTCGACCGCCGATACCGCCCGCTGATGTGGTCCGCCACGTCCTGGCACCACTGATTGACTTGATCGTTGCCCTTGAACTTGACCCCCGTCCAGCCGGGCGGGTCCTTCACCTGCTCGCGGAACCAGTCCACCTTCCGCGAGATCATGTTCACCTGGAACCCACGCTGCCAGATCCGCAGGGCGTGCGGGCCGCTGCCCTCGACGATCTGAGAGCCGGAAAAGTCGCCCGCTTCCTTCTGACCGACCCGGCCGCTCACCAGGTCCGGACGCAACAGTTCAACGATCACGTCCCGCTGGTCGTCATACAGATCCCGCCGAGACTCGTAGTCGAAGTGACGCGATTTGATGCGCTGGTACAGCGAGCGCGTCGAATAGCTCTCGTTCGGACCGCTCTGTGTCGCTTCGATCGCCGTCGTCATAAGCCGAGCTTCCCATGAGCGCCCAAGCGCAAGTCCTCGTTCCGGAACACCTGAGCCGCCGGCCGGTATTGCCGCTTCTTACTCTTGATCTCTTTCGCCGCCGATTCCGTCGAGTCGGCATTACCCATCGAAGGCACGCCGGAGCCCTTCCCTCCAGAGGCCAACTCGTGGGCCGCCACGCCCGCGGCCGTCGCAGCAGCAGCCGTCAGGGCTAAGGTTGACGCCGGAACCGACGCCGTAGCCGCCACCGTGCCCGCCGTGGCGGCAAACGACCAGCTAATCGGATCGAAACCCATGCTAATTTCTCCTCGCAAATCGCGGCCACTTGCCGTACGCCGAGCGGCGCTGGCCTGAACGCTGTGAATGGGCCGCCGCCACGGCCTTGTGTTCGCCCCGATACCACCCGTCGATCGACATATACCGAAACGCCACCGCCATGTGACGCAAGGCGTCCGCCATGTGACGATGGTACGTCTTCGCCGGCTCATCGTGGAATTCCGGATGCTCCGCCGTCGAAGTCCCCGAGTTCTTCTTCTTGCAGTAGCCCGCCGCCGCCTTCAAGAACATCGGAGCCCCCGGCTCGTTGATGTCCAACAGCGGCCACAGTATCCGGGTCGCCTGAATCCCCTCGTTGAACGGGTGCGCCAGAACCGCTCGGAAGTTGTAGCCCAGACCCCGCAGAACGTCCTGCGTCGTCCGACCGGTCTGGAACGACCGACGGTTCGAGCCCTCCAAGTCCGGGCCCGCGAAGTGCTCCTTGCCCCACACGTACGGCATCGAGTCCATCGCCCGAGCCATCTCCGGGGCGCCCAGACCCTCGTCGTCCCAATAGTCGCTGATAATCCGCCAGCGACCCCGAATCCACTGCGCGTGAATGCTCGCCGTCCACCGATCGCCGAAGTCAGAGAAACACGTCACCGGAAACGTCGGGTCCCACGGATAACGGCCCACCCGATTGGCCTTCTTCGCCTCCGCCAGCTCGTGCCCGTAATACGTGCCCTCGCGATGCGAAGGGAACGCGCCCTTGACCCGAATCAGCCAGTCGTTACTGCCCTTGGGATACTTCTTCTCGATCCGCTCGACGAAGTTCCGACCCGCCAGGCCCGGAATCACCTCCCGACCCTCCTTGTAGTTCGGCGTGTCGAATACCGAGATCGGAACGCACCACCAGCCCTGATCCGTCTCTCGGGCCGGCCGATCCTCATCCATCAGCCAGTCCAAACTCCCGTCTACCCGGCACGCATCCGCAAACTCGCACTCAGGATCGGTCGGATTGCCGATCGCCAGCACCTTCACGTTCTCGTTCGTCACCAAACCGTCCATCGCCGACCGCCAAATCTGGCCTGCAATGCCCGGACCCTCATCCAGAATCAGCAAAACCCACTTGTTGTGATAGCCCTGCATCTTCGAAGCGTGATCGGAAACGGTGTCCGGCGAAGTCGAGAACCCGATCGCGAAGTTCTTCTCCCAATACCCACGCTCCTCGACCGGCAAACGGGTCAGAAACTCATCCGACGCCGGCATCTCCCACTTCAACGTCGTCAGCTTCGACATCTGGCCGCCCAAAGGAACCCGAGCGCCCCGAATCGCTCCCCGGATCTCCCGCCACAACTGATGCTCGACCTGATTGCCCGAAGGCGCCGTCGTCACCACCGTCGACGGCTGAAAACACGTCTTGAACCAGACCGCTAACTGACCCGCATTGAACGTCTTCGATACCGAATGACCAGCCGGCACAATCACCAACTGATGGTCAACCAACGCCTGGCCAACCTCGCGCATCTTCTCCCAAATGTACTCCCGGCGAAGACCCACAGCCTCTACCGCAAAGGCCGATGGATCCCGACGCCACGACGTCAGGATCTTCGCCGCAATCGCCTTCTCTGGCTTGGAGACCGCAATCGCCATCAGGACCCGTCCCCCATCGAAATCCGGCGAATCGCGTCCCGAACCCCACCCAAACGCTCCAATTCGTCCTCGACCAGCTCCTTCTGGTCCGCAGACAGCGAGCCGAACAAATCAACCACCACCAACCGGTTGATCTCCTTGATGTGCTCAGCAATTCGCTCTAATGCCGCTTCCATAACGCGCATCCAGTCATCCCAACGGTACGCTCAAAGTAAGACCATCCACCCATCCCCTAACCTCAAAACACCAAAACGTCAAGAGATTTCACCGCAGAAGTGACGAAAAAGTGCCCAAAACGTGCCCAAGAGGTGAAAATATATTATTTCCAGGAAAGACAGCGGCCGAGAAAGACGGGGCCCCCTATCCACCAACGGGAGACCCGGCCCGAAACCCGGGCGGGGGGTGGGCCTCACAACAGGTCGATATGGGGCCCCAAAAGCCCATCCAAACCAGCCCCAAACAGACCCCAAGCACCACAACATGTAGGGGTATCGGCCTTGGTGAGCCAAAAAGAGGGAAAACAGGTCCATACGCGCCACTGTATCGCGTTAATGTGGCGGTTAAGCTGATTCGGCGTCCAGCATGTCCAAGTCGTCGCCAGCAGCGCCCAGCAGCGCCGCAAGCTCTCCGATGGACGCAACAGCAGTTAGGCGGGCCGATTGCTCAACGCAAGCCCAGCCCGTGCGAGTGAGCATTCTGTCGGCGAAAGTGGCGCTGCATGACTTGTAGTCCTGGCCGTGCTCCTCGTAATACGCTTGTATTCTGGCCTTTGCGCGCGAGACGACGTCGGAAAAGGCAGCCACCCCTTGATAGTCCAACAGTGTTTGTCGTCCACAATCCAGATGGACGCATAGGCCCATAACGGACAGCTTCTTCCCTTGCTCGGCTCGCTGGAAGTATCCATCGATAGCGGTTGCGAGCGCTTGGGGGGTTTCGAATTTGAGGGGTCTGCCAATGGCTCTGGCGTTGCGTTGGGTCGTCGTCATGTCTACATTGGCTGCGCTCATGGCTTTTGGGTATGTTTTTGGGCTGAGTTTGTCAAGGGATTTCCCTGGCTTTGGTGAGTGTTTCCTGGAGGATGCTGGCGTTTGGCAGCAGTTCGGCCTCGATCTGGGCTCGTTTGGCCCGTCGTGCGGTCTGCTCTGGCGTTGGTGTTGGTGGCGTGTTGGTTGCGTGCTGATCACCCGGGAGTTTGAGCTTGTGCTGTTCGCGGATCCGGCGTCGCTGCTCGGGCGTGGCCTCTTGGATTGTGGGGGCCGATGAAGCCTGCCCTTGGGAAGGCTTTGGCGAATCGGCCCCTTTACTCTCAAGTTTTAATAAAGTTCTAATAGGTGGTTCCCCAGGACCACCCCCACAAGACTGGGGAACCGGGGTAGACGCGACTGGGGGACCACCCTCTTTTGGTTTTTCGGGGGTAGACGCGACTGGGGGACCACCTATATCATATCTAATAGGTGGTCCTGGGGAACCACCCTCTTTGTCCGGATCAATGAGGGCCTTTAGGACGCGGACTGTGTGTGGTTTGCCGCCCGTTTTGACCTGCTCCCAGTATCTATGCAGGTATTGTCTACGCGGGGGCAGACCCGCTTTGACTCGGGCCTTACTGCCCTGGCACAAGCCGACGATTATCTTGCGGACGTAGTCCGGGGTGAATTTGCAGTAATGGGCGATGGTTGCCGCCGAAGCGTAGCAGACCTTCGGCCAGAACCGATAAATCTGCTGGAGCACTACGGCCTCGGCGACCGATAGCAACGGGTCCAGCCATATCCAATCGTAGGCCCTGGCGTACTTGGTTTTAGTGCTGGGTTGTCGTTTGCGACCATCCGTGGCCATTGTCGCCCTGCTAAAACACCCCGCCCAGACGATGATAGCGCACTGGTACGCCGGCGGCCTTGCGGCTGGGCCCGTCTGGGCGGGGAGTAAATCGACTTGATCCAGTGGTTGTCATACGCACCATTGTACCACCACCTACGCACCCCCGGCAAGCTGAAATAGTGTTCTCGGGGTGCCAAAATCTACCGCGTGTGTCTTTCACCAGGTGTCCAAACTCTCATTTTGTGGGGGTTGTCGCCGGTTTTCTTAAATCTTTTTGTGGGGGTTATAAGCCCTTATGGCTAGTGACGTTACGGTGTCGCTGGGGTGTCGCTGGGGTGACAAATTAGTATCTTTCACTTGCTTTTCGGCGTCCCAAACTGCTATAGTAGTAGATACGCGGGGGCAACAATCGGATATGGAGGTTAGGACGATGATGGCAATAGAGTTTATTCAGAAACATGGTGTAGCCGTGCTTGACCTGAGATCGCTGGTCGATGAATACGGCGACATTAGCGCATCCAACGCGGTCGGCGAATTGGTGCAGCGTCACGACTGGACACGCGACGGTGCCACAGACCTTGTGGAGTTGGTCGAACAATACGGATGGTTTTTTCTGCGTAGCGCCTGTGCCTTGGCGATGGCGTTTGACCTTGAAGACGGGAGTAAGGGCCACTAACAAACACTGGCCCCGCGACGCTGTAACGTCCGGGGCCCTGGCCGAAACCTATAGGGAGCTTAGGACAAATGAAGCTGTTTGAAAAATATCGACCGTCGAGCCTGCGCGAAGTGCTCGGGCAAGACAAAGCCGTCAAGCAAATTGAACATTGCATGGGTCATGGCTGGGGCGAACAAGCCTTTTGGATCTCCGGTGCGTCCGGCACTGGCAAGACGACGTTGGCCAGGATCATTGCGGATATGGGTTGCGACGAAATGTTCGTACGGGAATATGACAGCGCCGATCAATTGACGTCGGCGGAATTTGCCGAGATCGAGCGAACGATGTACCTCACAAGCTGGGGCAAGGGCGGACGGGCCTTTATCGTCAATGAGGCACACGGGCTACGGCCCGCGTCTGTTCGGCGTTTGCTGGGGCTTCTGGAGCGCATTCCGCGTCACGTTGTCTTTATCTTCACCACCACGACGGAAGGGCAGTTGCAGTTCTTCGACGGCCAGCTTGACGCGTCCCCGCTAATGTCGCGCTGCATCTGTATCAGTCTCACAAATCAAGGGCTTGCCAAGACGTTTGCCGCGCACGTGCAGCGAATCGCGACAACGGAAGGGCTCAACGGTCGCCCGATCAATGCCTATCTGAATCTGGCGAAAGAATGCCGGAATAACTGCCGCGCTATGCTCCAGGCCGTGGAGTCTGGGCGCATGCTGGCTTAACCCATCGCATCGACCCGCGCCGTTGGGGGGACGGCGCTGGCCGCTGGGCTGGGCAATGACAACGACTTCGGGAGGTTGGAAAAGATGATGGCTACGAAAACACAATTTGAGACAGTGCTTGCGGAAGTAGAAACGAACATGATACGAGACACGCGCGTCGACGGGACGACCTACTACAAGTTTGCCGACGACGCGCCGGAATGGCTCCAGGGTTCGGATGTATCGTTGGCCTGCCACAAGGCCCTGGATGACCGATTCCCGGACGACTGGGTATATGAGCAAATGGCAGCCATTGCGGAGGACCTTGGCGACAGAGACGTTGCCGATGCGGACGACGCACGCGACGCAATGGGCGAAATCGCCGACAGCCTCGTTGACGTCTACAACGCCGACCGCACCAAATGGCTCGCGTCCAATTTGAACAATGCGTTTCTCTGCGACGATGCCGCCGAAGAACTGGGTGACCCCGGTGACACGTTTAAGCGCATCGCCCAGGGCCAGTATGTTGCTATCGAGCGAATCGGCTACGCCCTTATCGATTGCATTACAGAGGAAGCTGAGCTTCGCGACGACAGCGAAGAAGACGAAACCGCCTAACCTCCCCGTTCTGGCGCCGTCAATCGGGGCGGCGCTACGGGGGATAGAGAAGGAGGCCGAAATGCTGACCGAACGCCAACGACTTGACTATATCATGGGCGGCCTCGACTGCTGCCCGCAATGCGGGGGGTGGGCGACGTCGGGCTCCGACTGGGATTGTGACGGCGACGTTGTATGGCAGAATCGCACGTGCATAGACTGCGAGTGCGCCCATACTGTAATGTGGTCGCTCTCCGATGTCCAGACCCAGCCGGACGGCAACGACGCCCGGGAGCCTAATTCTGCTACCGCGCGTGAGCTGCGCACCGCCCTGGATAATCTGCTGACAGTGTTCGACGCACTTGCTGCAGAAGGCGAAATGGGCTGGGAGACACGCGAGGAGATCATCAATGCCCGCGCGACCTTGGGCAAGGGAAGCGTCCCGCCCTTGACACCGGGCCGGGCAAATCAGTAGCATGGTAATGGATCGAGAACGTAATCGCCCGCAAGGGCCATCCGAAACTAACGTGACACAGTGTATTTTTTGGAGGTACGAGAAATGAGACACCCAAGAATGATCGTAGCAATCGTGCTGTTGCTTGTGGTGACAGCGAACGCCCAACTCAACCCGGTCCCGCGCGTCTCGCCCGGCCAATGGTCCGCCTGGGGACTGGTCGATATCGGCGAGATGGATCTGGATTTCGAGGCCCTGGGCGGCACGGAGATGGACTACACGCGCTGGCTCGCGGGCGTGGAACTCGGAGTCATCGACGGCGTGAGCCTGTTCGGCGGCGGCGGCATTATGGACATGGACATCTCGGACTATTCCGACTCGCCCGGGACCTGGATCGTAGGCGTGCGGGGCGCGGTGGCCCTCAATGACGAATGGAGCCTGGGCGGTGTCGGGCAAGTCTCCGGCTGGAGCGCGACCGATACAGTTGACGTGGACGCCGTGGAAACGACGCTGGCGGCAGCGGTCCAGTGGTCGTCCGGGCCCTGGTCGGTTTACGGTGGTCCGTACGTGCATTTGCTCGATGGCGAGTTGAGCTATCTCGGAATCGACCTGGACGTTGAAGGCGACGACGAGTTCGGCGGGTTCCTCGGCGCCGGTTACGAGATAGCCGACAGCGTCACCGTCAGTGCCGAGTACCGCTCGATCCAGCAAGGCGCGGTCGTCGGCGTAAGCTGGGCCTTTTAGCAGTTCCCCGCTCCCGCCGGATGGGGCGCCACTTCACCGGCGGGAGCATTTTCTGGAGGATGAGATGGACAACCAACGCACACGGGCCGCTAGACGGCTGTTCGACCGCCGACCAAAGAATCCAGCCATTGCCCGACAGGTACAGGCAGACGATGAGGACGCCGAGGATTACGAAGAAGAATTGATGGACCGGGCGGAACAGTTCCATGAAGAATGCGGAGATAGATAAGGAGGAAGACATGGATCACGTAGACGTCCGCAAGTGCACGCCGGGGCCGGCAACGATTACTCGCTCTGCGGTCAATTGCTTGGATATTCGCGGCGAGCTCGATAAACTGATCTGCCAGGTATACCGAGATGCTGATGGACTCGATCAGAAGGATTGGGATGACGCCGCCCTCATTCGCGAAGCCTTCACCGTGGCATCCGAGACGGGCATGGGGCCGAGGCAGTTGGCAGAGCAGCGGGCGGAACTACTGAAGGCGTGCAAGGCCATGCTGAATATCGACAACCCCCCGGCCCCCGACCCCGACCACATCGACACGAACCAAGCGGTTGCGATGATGCGTGCCGCCCTCGCCCCGGCCGAGAAGGGAGAATAGAACAGATGAGAATTGAACCATGCAAGCCGCCCGTTGGCTATTACCACTACTCCAACCCCGCGTCTCAGGGGGCCTTGATGGCCAAGACGACCAAGTGGCCAAAAGGCCATCTTCCTGACGGATGCGGAATCCTGGACGCATACACAGACCGAATGTGGGAATGGGATCAAGACAAGGCCAAGCGAGCCAGCGAAGCGCTGGGGGCACGATCCTTCAAGGATGCCAGCGACGAGCAATTGCTGGCCTTCTCACGCGTCTGGTGGCCGGACTATGAGATTGTGGCCGTGCGCGTGGTGCATTATTACAACGTTGCGACGGGCTACAGTTGCCCCCGCGTAGACGTCATCTACAAAGACGTCTCTCTCCCCGAGAATGGCGCCGACAATGGCTGACAAAACCGCCCTCAAAACGAACGAATGGCTACGGCAGCGCGAAGTCGACGAACTGCTGCGATACATCCGCAAGCGAACCAAGAGCGCCAAAGCCTCGCGCCGCAGTCACACGCGCCGACTGATTATCGAGATCGGGCTGTTCGCGGGCCTCAGAGCGTCCGAGATCCGCGGACTGAACATCAAGCACTTACCGCTAGCCAACGGCACGCTGGCCCTCCAGGTCATCGCCGGCAAAAGGAACAAGGACCGGCTGGTTCCGGTATCGAGGGAGCTGGCGCAACTGATCTGGCACTACGTGGTGGAGATCCGCCAGCTACTACCGCCTGTCCCCGAGGAAATCGAGCCCATTATCTGGCCGTATCTGGCCGAGGATGAGGACACCCTGGCCACACTCAGCAACCGGCAGGGGCGTCTGATCGGTGACTATCTGGCCTGCGTGCGCACCGCCGGGCCCAGCGTCGCAGACGCGCCCCTGCTGGTCTCGGAGATCGGCAACCGGATCGATCGCCATACGATATGGTCGTCCGTCATGCTCACGGGCGTGGCGATCGGCTACGAGCGAGCGGTCGGTAAGCGCCCCGAGAACTCCGACCGCAACGCGCTCTATCCCCACCGCCTCCGCCACACGTGCGCCATGCGAATGGCGATAGCCGGTAAACACATCACCGAGATCCAGGGCTATCTCGGCCACTCCCAGATCGCGATGACCGCTCGCTACACGGCCACGTCTCAGCGCCACCTGTCGAAGACGGCGCAGGAGATGCACTGTTGAGGGGGTTGTCGGGCCAGCCGGGCTCTTGTGGTTACCCATCATACAGCGAGATCGGGGTTGTGTTTGTATTGAACGGCAGGGCCCGTACGAACACCACCTGAACGTCCGACTCAGCGAGAATCCTGTCCACCTCCAGGGCTACCGCAGAGTATCCGAGTTTCTTCAGCGTTCGGTATTCCTTCTCGGTGAACCATCTACGCAGGTGGGACGGGTTGTTGCAACCCGAGCCCAGTCGTTCTCCAGGGAGAACTGCTTTGAGAACCCCAGGAAACTCAACAAAGAATGGGGCCAAGAGCATGTGGTCGGGGCGGGGCTGTACCCACACGCGAGAGAACCCAGGTCGCCACGGCCCCCTGCCCTCAGTGTCTTGGACGCGAAATACAAGGCGACGTCTCATCTTCTCATTCCTCAGCGGTTCGTCCATACAGTCCAAAATAAAGGCCGGGCGAATGGCCGCCCGACCTTCGGTAGGAGGTTGGTGTGCGTTAGAATTCAAACGGGGCCAGGCCGAACCGAAGCATCGGCCCCGACGTCAGTAGGTCGCCCGGTACGCCCGGCGCATCGACCGCGCCTCCTTCGGCCAGTTGATAGACCCATTCGACGTAGACCGGGCCCACGCCGACACCCGGGCCCGCCGCCAGCACTCCCATCATATCGCCCTCAAACGGGTTAATCACCTTGGCCTCGCCAATGACGTAGGTCCGGCCCGTCAGCGTCTCCGGCAGGTTGAGCAGGTCTCCCGTCGAGCCCAGCCAATCGGCGATTGGAACCACCGCGTTCGGATCGACCTGCATCTCCACCTGGACCCCGAGCCCCCAGAGAGCGTCGCTGTCGAGGTCCTCGTTGTCCGCCCAGTCCACCAGCGGGCCGACGGACCAGCCGCCCTCCTCGCCGACGTCGAACAGGTACGACACGCCCACGCCCGCCGTATCCCAGTCCATCCAGGCTTTCGGTCGGTCTCCGTAGACGGTCGTACAGAGGACCATGCTCGCGATCGCTACCACAAATGCCATCCATGTCTTCATCTTGCATTCCCTTCAAAAGAGTTTTCGACCTCAATACCAGGTCGTTTGTCGGTCTATTTGCGCCATGCGTCGAAGGAAGGCCCGGTGCTTAACGGCCTCAATACAGGCATTGTGGATCAGTCGCCTGCGCCGTCGCGTTGCCGGTTGGCCCGTCCAGATGGGCCTATGGCACCGAAGGCAGATTCCGCGATGGGTCATTACAGCCACCTCGTTTTTCGGGGCCGCGACGCAACGCCTTCTTTCCCTGCTCGGGCACGGCGCAGGCATATCTGACACAGTCCGGCAGCACCTACATTATTCCGGAATATCGAGTACCCCTCCCCGCCGCTGCGATTCCATCCCCGTGCGCACATCGGCAACCCAGGGTCGGCGCAAGTGCCCTTATACAAGTGGGCTACGAGGTGCTGGTCGTTTCTGTCAAGTCCGCTTATGTACCCCTTGGGGATGCTCATCTTGCGACCCTTCAAAAAGTGTTGGCTTGGTGCTTCCAGAGTGCCAAGCTGGTGCGGGGCTGTCAAGTCTTCTCGGCCTCGATCTCGGCGATGAGTTCGTCTATCCGCAGTGCTAACGTTTGCAGTGTCTGGCCCGGATTGCCTTGAGCCTCAAGCTCGATGAGCCCACCCATTGTTTCCAAACCACTTAGCGCCTTGTCCCTCTGGCGGACGAGGGAGTCGTGGGAGTTGATCGCCTCGGCCGCGTACTGGATCTGCTCGGGCGTGGGGTCTGTAAGCCTCTCGCCGTCCTCGGTGGCGAGGGCCCAGCCCTGGCGCGACTCGGGCTTGACGAGGCTTGGATAATGCTTGGCCACCAGCTTCGGAAACGGGTTCTTCATGGCGATGTCCTCCTCACTTCCCCGCGCACCTTTAGGCAGCGCAGGCATAAATGGCTGTGGTAGACTCGCCCATCGGGCGGCGGCGGAATCAGTTCGTGCCAGCGATGTCCCCGCAGCACACAGACCCACCCCATCAACCACGTCTGCCGCCGAACCCAGCACATCCACGGCTTTGTCATCGTTTTCTCCTTCGCATCTTCTCGCGGCCGAGCCGATAGTGCGCCTCGCCGCAATAGCCATTGATCTGCGGCTCCCGCGATTTGTTCAACCCGCACTGGGAACAGCAGTGGAAGATCACCTTGCAGCTCGGCCACTTGCATTTCTGGGTATATTTGTAGCACCCGGTCCTCATGTCACTTGCTCCACGAGCCCGACAAAATCCGCGAACCCCTGCCGTTCGTCCTCGCATGGATGCCATGCATATCGCAGGGGACTGTCGGGTTGCTTGAGGGCCACAAGGGCCTCGCTAAATCGTATCTCCGCATCCCGGCAAAAGACCTCGCCGCAATTGCGGCAATGATATTCAAGCTTCCACGCCATTGTCACGGTCTCCACTTGCCCAGGGCTACGAGGCAGCAGGCAATTTGCTCGTGCGGCTCGGCTCGGAATGCGAGCCACCGCAAAACGGTCTCGCGATCATAACCACGGCTATCAACTCGATCTTTGCCATGATGGACAAACGCTGCGCGACACAATAACAAGTCCTCCCCAACCTCCGAAATACAGCGAGCCTTTAAGTCTCTCTCTACCACCTCTGGCGGGTCGGTCAGCTTGGGAGGAAAACAACATCCTTTCTCGTTTTCATTTAGGTCAAAGACAATCTCCCCAAGCTTTTTCTCCTCCGAGCAGAACTTGAGCCATACCTCAGAGTCGTGGCTGATTGTCTGGCCACACTTGGAACAGTGGAACAGATTGGATATCTCCCGGTTTATCTGCCACTCGTGCGCCCACGGCCCCTCCGTCACCACCCTCGACACCTCCAGCCAGAACTTCTCCGGGTCGGTTTTGAATCGCTCTAGCATCTCGGCGGCACTGGGTTTCTCAATCATCTTGGCTCTCCTGGCACGCACTCCGGGCATATGTCTCTCACAAACCGCACGGCCATTGCGGCGACTTGGATTGCCTCCTTGTAACAGTGCGCTCGCGTTCCCGTCTTCGACTTGATCTCGTCCCATAGTTCGTCCACTTCTTCCTTGAGCACGGCATATCCCTCATGGCTATTATGGAAGTTGCCGAAGGACTTAGAAGCGCCTTGTAGCTCCAGGAGTACATCTTTGACAATGCGATCTTCAATGCTCATTATGTCCCGTCCTTAAAAAGCCCCGCCCGCGAAAGCGGGGCCCTCGAAAAAGCAATGTGGGTCGAAGGTTCCTGAATAGACCTCTCTTGGTTTAAGCTCTCTCGAACACGCACGTCTGATTCCGTATCTCGCGCGACCCCCTTTCCGGCGAATGATGATTCGCCCCTACGTGAATAACCCCTGCTGGCCGCTGCGGTCGTTGGTCAACAGGACTTCGATCGCCTTGGTGTTGTTCGTGCCCCGCCGTCCTTGATGGGCCAGGGCCTTGGACACGTCGATCTTGTGCTTCGTCCAGCCCGGATACAGCTCGGCCAGTTGCTCGTGCTCGTAGTAACTGACGACGACGCGGGCCTGCTTGAATCGGTCTAGGGCGGCCGCGAGACGCACGTGGTCTTCAGGCTCGAAGTCGTGGACGTATTTGAACCCCTTCTCAAAATAGGGCGGATCACAATAGATGGCGGTCCCGGCCTTATCCTCGATTCGTTCGGCCACCTCAAATATGTCTCGGCGAAGAATGGTGACATTGAGCAAGCGATAGTGCCAAGCCGGAATGCTCTCGACCACGGACCGCCATCGCTTGGCGGCGTGGCCCCCGTTGGCCGTGTAGCGCACGCAAAAGCCGTATTTGGAATTACGAGCACCTGCAACCCCATTGCGACCCAGCCATGAAGCCAAGAGGTAATCGAACGCCCTCTCAACATGTGGAATATCACTCTCTGCGGTTCGGTGTTCGAGTAGCCGCTGCCTTGCGTCAGCGAACAGTTCATCTGACATCAGCGTCCGGGCCGCCCTACCGTAGAGATCAATCGCCATGTCCTCGTCCTGCAAGACAAAGGCCAGATTCGTCATGTCCCCGTGCAGGTCCACGGCGGTCTCCATGACGCACGGCTCCTTGGCCAGCAGGACCGCCAGCGACCCGGCGCACAGCTCCCAATAGACCCGATGTTTGCCGAGCTGCTCGATGATCTTCCCCGCCAGGTTGCGCTTGGCCCCGGCCCACGGTGCGATCGCCTTGATCTTCATTGTCATTCGGCCCCCACGTAGATGCGCCCGGAATGCTCCGTCTCCGGCGAGACCGGGCCTTGCGACTCGCGATAGTCTTGATGTGCCTTCTGCCGCTGCCTCGGCGTCAAGACCGGCGGTGCGGGCGGCTCGACCACCGGGGGCACGCAGCCGGCCAGCAGCAGCAGGATCAGGAGCAGCCAGTTTCGTTTACGTTTCATCGGTTATCCTTTCGCTTGAGTACCGTCAGTAATTCCCTGCCGATGTACTCGGTGTAGGCGGGGGGAATTGCCTGGGCGATTTCAGCTCTTGTCATCCAGGGCACCCCCATGGCAATTCGCCCAGATCGAGCCTGAAAGTTGTGCCCGGCGCAAGTAATGTATGGCGACTTGTCCAAGGCGTGATACTCGCCCTTGGACTTGCCCATTCGATGGGTATGATTACAAGGCCCTGGTGGTTTGATCTTGAAACCATGGCACTCGAACAGGCGATGGCGATAGACCTTTAGCTCTGGGAACATCGTTCCGCACAAAATGATATAGTCCTGTAGCGGCGCACCTGGGACGTTCTCCATGACGAAGGGACGTTTTGTTGCAGCCAATCGTGCGCGTGTTGCCGCAACATAATCTGGGTGCTCTTTTTTCCAGGGCTGCCCATTGTGAATATTCGTTGCCACGCTATATTTTTGACACGGCGGGCTGGCGTGGAAGGCGTCGAAGTGCGGCCCCAAAACAGCAAGGGCTTCAAAGGCGTCCTTCTCGTAGAACTCAAACGGGTAGTTCGGTTGAGGCTTGTTGTCAACGCCGACAACTTCAAACCCGGCGCGATGGTAGCCCATGGCCGCACCGCCAGCACCACAAAACAGATCAAGCAACCTTGGGGGCTTCAACATCGTCCTCACTTGTATCCCAATCCCTCTGTTCCAGGTTCTGCCGTTTCGCCCAGGCGGTTTTCGCCTGCTTCTAGTCGGCCTTGCGCGGCCCTTGGAGCCCGCAGGTCATGCAGGCCACGAAATACTCGTCGTTTGCCCCGTCGTACGTCGCGACCACATCATGCCCCGCGCCGTTCGGGCAGGCCGCCGGTTCTGTGTTCTGCTTCCTCGCCATCTTCTATCACGCCTCCGGGCCTATCACCTTTGCTGCGAACATGTTCAATCGCCTTTCCGTCTCCCAGGTCGGGCCCCCAGTCGCGGTCGCGGTTGATCCTCGCTTTGCGGGCCAATGCGTTACATATCTGTCGCGGTGTGTAGCCGCACCGCCATGCCCCATCAAGAGCCAGTATCACCACATCGGCCCATTCATAGAGGTCCTCTGGATTATCAGCGATCTCCACCAGCTCCTTCTTGATGTGGTCGATGAGCCCTGCGGTTCGCGGGCCTTTGCCAAACGTCTTCGCCGACCATTGAATCTGCTCTAAAATGTAAGTCTCAAGGTTGAATCTCATTGTTCCCGCCACGGTCTCAGTCCTCCATTCGTCTGAAAATGGCCGGGCGCGGCCCCGTTGAATGAGTTCGGCATGTAGCACTCATTTCGGCCGCGCTCGGCCCGGGCGGCAGATTTTGTGAGCCAATCACAACAATATATCCGCCGTCATCAAATTGTCTGACCGCTAGTGCATCGGCGTCTCCTCCAAAACATCGCTTGCCGTCGTCCTTGACAAGGGGCCTAGCGTCCGTTCTAAGCCACGTTCTGTTTATCCCGCCCGCTTGGCCGCGTCGCCTCTGGCCGTGGCTGTCGCGACAGGGGCGGGCTTGGAATCAGGGTGTACGCGGGCGGTCTCATCGCGGATAGCAGGATTCTCCACCGTCAATCGCCTGAACCGCCTTGCCCAGCCTCATTCGGGCGTCCTCCAAGTGGCGATAGGCTAGCGTTACGTTGGCCCCAATCTCCCCCTTCAGGACATGGCCGCCTCGTAGGACTCCGACAAAGTCTTTGAGTTTTTCTATCTCCTTTCTGCCTTCAAAGCAGAGTTCTTTGACTACTTGGTCGCCAGTGGGGGGCGTTGCTACTTCTGCTGCTGCCGGAGGATCTGTCATGGGTTGTTCTCCTGTGTCTAGGGCTGCCGTGACGGCGTCTGCCCAGTTGTCATCGAGGTCGTGGTCGGTCCACGACTCACAGTGTCCACTTCGCCGCATCGCGTTACGCACGGTCATTCCTTCCCGGAGGTGAACAGGGTGCGGGATGGGCCGGTTCGATTTCATGCCAAAGACAGGCGACACCTCGCCAGTCCAACGCCTCAAGCGGCGGAAGAAGGCCAGCCCTCGCGGACCCAGCCAATCGTGCAGATAGGCGACCAACTCTGGCGTGAGTGTTTTCTTCATAGCCATCCCAGCTTCCGGCGGTAGTGGTCCTGGCTATACCACCACCTGCCGAGGATGCAGATGTTCGCGACTTTCCTGCAACCGCAGGCGCACCGCGGCGACGGTTTCGGCTCAGGTTTGCGGGGCTTCGGGCCCGCCTCGATCTCGTCGAGCAGGGCGAGGCAGACGTCGGCTAAGCAGGCCGCTTCGGTCAACGTACGAGCGAGCCGAATCTGCTTTATCTTCTCCCGCAACCGGCACATCCCAGAGGGTTTGTTCGTCGAGGCTCTTGTCTTGGCCATGGTCGGCCTCCTGTCTCTTGGCAATGATCTGCTCGAATATCCGGTTGACGCGGGCGTGGCCTGCGGCGCGCTCCTCGGGCGTCATGGCTCCAGGCTGAGCATCGCGCTCTGAACGTCGAAGGGCGTGGGCTCGCGGAGGTGGATCTGTATCCCCGGCGTCTTGCCGTACACCCGGTAGACGGGCAGCGGAATCACCTGGCGGTCGTCCTTCCAGAAGATCCCGTTCAAGGCGTCGCCCACGAACTTTAGGACATTGTCTGCGTCCGGCGTACTGGTATACCAGTAGGGCGCGGTCTCCTTGAGCAGATGGGCGTTGCGGCCGGTGCGATAATGGCACTTCGGCCGAGCGAATACGCAGGTCAACTGCAAGCAGACCGGCCCCAGGATCGGCTCATCCGGCCGGTTCGCCATCGCCTTGCCCAGGAAGTCCTTCTTGTCTCCGGCACTGGGGTCGTAATGGATTCCGGTCTTGGTGGAGCGATGGCGCTTGAGGCCCTTCGGATTGCCGGGAACAAAAAAGCTAATCGGTGTCATCGTCGTCCTGCTCCTTTCGGGCTCGCTTGCGGGCCCAATACTCGTCGATCAGCAAGGGGTTGCGGGCCAGCATGGAATCGACGGCGTCGTCGCTCGTCACGCCCAGGGCCTCAGCAAACCGCTCCTCGGGCGTGCCGTCGGCCGTCTTGTAAACAGCCTTGAAGCCGTTGACCTGGAAGGCGTCCCTACGTGTCATCGCCATCGTCGTCGTCCTCATCCGTCACGCCCAGGTGATCCATCAGGGCGCCCAGTTTGTCGTCCAGGATCTTCTGGTTCTGGATGGCGATTGCCAGGTTCACCTCGACGTCGTTCGCCCACAAAACAACGGTCACAACGATCCCCATAACCGCCAAGAGAACCACGGCCGCTACCACTACTAGCAGCGCCGTCATCACGCCCGCCCCAGACTCTTGAGGTAGCGTTTCGTTTTGCGCAGCCCCAGCCGACTGGCCTTCTTCTTGACCGCGTCAAGCGGACGGCACAGTGCTTTGGCCACATCCTTCGTGCTGTGGCTGCCAAAATTCTTCCGCAACAGTTTGACCTCGCCCTTGCTCCATGCTCCTCGTTTGAGTTCTTTCTTCCGTGATACCATCGAGTTCTCCTTGAAAAGTAATATGTCAGTGCGTTCGATACGGTTCCAGGTCGCCCCGTTCCCCTGCTTCACCGGGCGGGGTCTTGAAATTGAAGTGGATTCGCCACCACTCGGCCCGCCGGTCGTCGCGCTCCGATTTGGTGAAGCCCGCCTTTAGACGGTAGTCCCACCATCGCTCGCGATGCGCCATGCGGTTGCGGGCGGCTCTGTCGGGGTCGAAGACCCAGTCGTGGGCGCGTACAGACACCATCCGCAAGGCGTCCCACATGAGATTTACCAGCCATACTTTCATCGGTCAGTCTCCTTTATCCCTTGCCCATTCGCTTGGCGATCTTGTTCGGCACGCGGACGTAGGTGACGCCCCCATCACGACGGGTCGCCGCCCGTTTCGTCGCCTTGCCTTGCGGCCATGCCGTCTTGTGTATGTTCCGGCGCCGGCGGGTCCGGTCGACGATCAGTAGAATCTTGCTGCGCCTCATCTGCGCTAACTCCCCAAAACGTGATTCAGCCACGGCTCGCGGTCGATCCGCTTGCCGCATTCCGGGCACAAGTCGTCGTCGAACCCGACTTCGCAGGTGCTGCACCACCATTCAAATTCATGGGCAGGCTCGGGCTCCGTCCCGTCCGTGGCGACCTCCTCGTCGCCCGCCTGCCCCGCGTCCGTGCGTACTGTGACCACGCCGTCCGTGATGGTCCCCTTCTCTTTCAGCCATTTGGTCGCGACCTTCAGGTCCTTCGATCCGCACAGCCCCATGGCCTGCCCGCAGATATTCCGCAGGAACGTCTTGGTCGGCGGCTTGGTGGCCCCGATCATCTCCTTCACAACCTCGGCGAAGCGTTCGTATGCCTCGGGATCTTGCGGCAGGTTCCTGGCGGCGTCCTTGGCGGGCTCGCCCGGCTTATCCCCCCCGTTGCCGTCGTCGCCGTCCAGGTCGATGTCCTTTTCTGACACCAGACCAAGCGCCGCGAACAGGGCGATGCGCTTGAGTGTTGTGACCGTTCCGTTGCGGGCCTGGACCGCCGTCTGCCCCCGGTTCGGCTGGTTGGGCGGCGCTCCATACGGCGACTCTTCTGAGTGGCCCAGGACGTGCGTCAGGACGCAGACCACCTCAACCCAATTGGGCTCGTTCCTGCTGATACGATACGTGGGAGCCAGTTTGCACTGAGCCAGCAGCGACCCAATTTGCTTATCCGTCGCCGCAAGCTCAGGATAGGTGTACTTGACCGTCCCGAACTTGCCGTCCCGGTTCGCCACTTTCGTGTCGTCGCGGACGCCCGTCTCAATGATGACCGGGCACTGTGACCGGAACGTCACCAGGGCATGGGCGTAGGCTTTCTTGGCTTCGCGTGCCTCCTCCTGGGCCCGCGCCGCCAGCAATCGCTCGATCACCTCGACGTCCGCCTTGCTGTTGACGGCGTCGGACAGGATCGACAGCGTACTCATGCCGCCCGCCGCCTGCTGTACGATCGCCTGCCCCGGCTGCGGCATCACCGTCGTCTCGACCACTTCCGGTTCTTCGTTTTTCTTCTTGGCCATGGTCTCTCCTATTCTGGGTTTCCGCACACGCCAAACACCTTGTCTACGATCGTACACAGGTAGGGCATGGTCACATTGAAGTCCGGGTCTTCCCCTTGCCGCTTCCTGCAATAGTCGATGATCTCAATGAAATAGGCGGCATCGACCCCGGTCAACTGCTCCTGGAGAACGTCCACGTCGGCAAGGTTCAGTTCGCTAATCTGGAAACACATCTTCAGGAATTGCCCCGCATTGATGTGCCATCCCCGCTTGAGGAACTTCCGCGTCCGAATGACCGAGCATAGCGGATATAGCGACCCGACGTAGAACAGTTCGCGGGCGACGATGCTCTCCACTGCGGCTGGACGCAGGACGAGCTTATTGTCCCATGCCGTCCAGTAGTTGGTGCAGTGGACGAAGTCGTAGTTCTTGTGGACTTCTTCCGGCTCGCCATAGAAGCGAATCACCAGTTGCACCTTGTTGGACAGCGTGATCGCGTTGTCGGACAGGAACACGGGCCGGTATGCGGGCTTGTCGGAATCGTTGTCGTCCTCCTTGACCGTGACGTCCGATGCCGCCTCTGTCAGCCGCTCGACATAGCTTTGTCCTTCCCCTTCGGGGCGAGTCTCAAAATACTCATAGTTCGCGTCCGTCGCCTCCGACGTTATCCCGGCGCTCTGAATCCAAATCCGAATCCGGCCATCGTCCACGCCGTCCACGTTGGCCCCATCTACGACCTCTGGCTTGATATCGTGCTCTGGGTTGAGGCGATTGAATTCGGCCACGTAGTAGTTCGCCACCGCCTTGACGGTGGCCTTGTCGCGAAAGTAGTAGTCAAAGTCCTTGATCGGCTCACCACAGAGCAAACTGACGATGGACCCGCCGGTAATCATGGCGTTCTCCTTCACCATCGCTCGCACGGCCGGATCGGTGATCGACGCGCAGAACTCCTTGTGCTTCTTTTCCAGTATCTTCTTGATAATGCGACGGTTCATACGCTTCGCTCCTTCGGTTGCGGGACCTCGTACCGGCTCACCCCGGCGCGGCCCAGTTGGTAGTCGTCCAGTTCAATTTCTTCGACCTCGTCGCCGTAGGCGGGCCATTGGTTCGTCTTGAGGCACTCGGCCCAGATGTCCAGGGCCTTGCGGTAGAGGTTCTGCCCGGCGCGATACGTCAGGCCCTCCGGCGACGTGTCCATCTGCCATGGCTTGGAGAAGTAGGGCGCTGATTTCTCGATCGCCAGCCAGGTAAAAAAGGGCTTCTCGCCGGTCAGGGTCTCGTAGCCGTCGACGTAGAAAGCGGCCTTTAGGTGATACCAAAAGTTCTCAACCGTGCGCCGCCACTTGTCGGCCCGGACGAGATCGGCAGACGACTTGATATCGGTAATCGAGTCGGCCCACGGCTGCTTCTGGAGGAAGTCCAAGCGGCCCTTGCACAACAGGCCCGTCCTCTTATCGACCCACACCATCGTCACTTCGGCCTGCCCGCCGGTGACGTAGTTGATGCACTGATTGCGGCGGATCGAACCCATCATGCCCTGCAAATCGACCTTCTCCTTGACCGATATCTCCTCCCGCGGGTCGGCGTTCCACGCGTCCCAGAACGCGATACTGCGCAGAGTTGATTCCGATTTATTCGCCGCATTGCGCTGCTTGTCTGAGGGCCTATTCGGCGGCTTAGGCGGCAGGCAGCGCACGCCCGTCTCGAACGAGGCGGGTTCGAGGATCGCCAAGTGCAACAGCCGCCCGAACTTCAGCGGGGCCGTATCAACGTCGAGTTGTGCCTTTGCGTGGCCCGCCGTCTTCTTGAGGACCTCGGCCAGCGTACTCCCATTGATCGCGTCGATCGTGATGTACTCGGCGAAGGGGACGTCGTAGTGAATCCCCGGCCCGTAGGTCTTCAGCGGCTTGGGCTTCTCCAGGGCCTGCTCGGTCGCGGCCATCAGGGCGTCGGCGTGGGTCATGGCGTGGCCTCCAACCGGCTTAGCTGCGTCGCCAGTTGCCGCTTTGCCGTAAGCACGCATTCATGCTTCTTGGCGTCGGACAGCTTCCACCAATAATAGTCGTCGCTACTCAGCACGGTGGTCCAGTAGGGTTCGTGCAGCTCTCGGTTCCCAAAGATACAGACTCGCCCGGAAGGCTCCACTGCATGGAAAAACGAAACATACTTAAAGCCAACCGGCCAGCCTCCCGTGTTGTCTATTTGCTGACAAAACTCCGCACGGGTCGAGCCAAAGCGATGCACCAAAGTGTCGCGTTGCATGTCCTGGCTCATGGCCGGTTCTCCTCGTAGCGGGCCAGGGCGTCACGTATATGCTCAGCGGGGTCATTGAAAGCCCGAGAGCTATGACCTAACCAGGCACTTACGATGATCTGGGCATGTGCCACGCTCATCCCCACGACGATCGGCCCCTGCTGCTCGACGATCTCCTTGAGGTTGCCGTAGACGTGCATATCGTCATCATCAATGGCCGAGTGAACGGTTGTGGGTTTGCTTGCCATCGACCACCCGTCACCACTCCGTATGCGTACGGACGTTTGGCCTTTGGCGATCCCAAAGTCCCACGCCTTGGGCTTCTCGGCCTCGGCCTGCGCCAGGGCCTGCTCGCAGTCGGCCTTGAGCTTCTTAATCGCTTCGAGCGTGAACAGGGCGCAGCCGGTGTAAGCCACTTGATGTGGGTTGTAGCTGGATAGCGGTATCTCGTATCGCTTCTCGCTCATGTCGTCTCCTGTCTCAACGGAGCCCGATAGCGCCGGGCTCGATCCAGCAATGTGTGCGTCTGTTCGACGGCGCGCAGCATGACCGTGCTCTCCAGTTCTATGGCCAGCGTCATCGCCTTGAGGGCGTCTCCGTCCTGGTCGCAGTCCTCGCACAGCCAGTGGCCGCCCACGACCACCATCTCGTCGTTGGGCAGGGCCTTCTTGCAATACTCGCACACCGTGACTTCGTCGTCGCCCGGCGTCTCCGGAGCCGAGACCGGCATGGCTTCGAGCATCGCCTTCATCGCGACGTCCAGGGCTTGCATTGTGTGATCCGTCATCGTCAGTCACTCCTCTACAGCACCATCGGCACGCTCGCGACGGCGTGGATCATTAGGGTGGTCATCCTATCTCCAGCCTGCGCAGGCGAGCCAAGACACCCTCATGCAGGTTGTTGATCTCGCGAACGCGGTCGCGCAGGGCCAGGGTGATTGAACTCTCGCCGGCCAAATCCGTCCTCGGCGTTTGCGGGGACGCCACCTCCGGCACCACGGGCGAACTACAGCCATCCAGCCTGCCGTGTAAATCGCTAATCGATGCATTGAGTCGATCGATCGCCGAGTTCAGTTGGCCCATGGCGTTGAGCACCGGGGGTTCCTGTCCGCAACATGCTTGATCGTTCATTGTGTTTCTCCTGATTTGAGTGGTTATCATAAAAGTCAGGCCCTCCGTGGCCTTTCGCCCCAGCCACCTGGGCCGGGCATCCTCGGGGCACAACCCCTTGAAAGGAACAGCTATGAGTCTGGATTCTGGGAGTCTGAGGTTAAAAGGTGGGGCTGGGGCCGGGAGTGTAACACGCACCTTCCGACCCCGCCCCATAAAGCCGCGCCCCGGCGTACCGTAAGGCGGATAGCGGAGGACCCCTATGGGATTTGAACCCGACGGCGAGACTGTCCTACCAGAACAGCGGCCGTCTACATGACTTCCAGCTTTCCAGGCTGGCGCTCTACCTGACTGAGCTAAGGGGCACTCCTGAACCATTTCTGGGTCCGTCCTCGGAATGTCGCGAGCGCGGGCGGTCACAGCCTACGTCGCCGTTGCAGCCAGCCAACGCCCACCGTCCCGACCGCCACCAGGATCATGGGCCCCGGCCGGCACGACGATTCACAGGCAGGTTAGAGCGACCTGCTCCATCTTCTGAGCCAGTCGTTTTACAGCCATCTCCTTGCCTATTCGCAAGGCATCCTGGAAACATCTATTCATCCGATTTTCAAAATGCTGCTGTTGATCGGCGGGGGCTTTGAGGGTCGTCACGTCAAGCGTGTCCTGGTTCTTCTTCGCCCACCCGTCCCAAGCTATGGCTTCTTCACATTTCATTGGAATTCTCCAAAGGAGGCGAGCGCCTCGGTGCCGAGGGGAAGCGATTCCCGCGAGGCGGTCGCAGAGGGTCAAAACAAGGCCCGGCTATCTGGCGACGTCGGCAGGTGAGCGCAACACGCTCATCGAGCGAATCCAATAGCAAGTGGGTACGTACGCACCGGGCCTGGGTGTTTGGTATTGGGTATTTGGTATTGATGATGGCTGATAAGAAAAATGGCGAGGGCGGGAACCCGCTACCGGTCGCACTTTCACGGGTGCCGGATCAGCGGCTTCCCCCTACGGGTATACCCGCCCATTTAGTATCAGTTGAAAATCTGTATGGCCCCGGCAGGACTCGAACCTGCAACGCTCAGATAGACAGATTA